CCCGGGGGTGTGTGGGTGGGGATAACAGCGTGTTAGTGGAGAATCCGCTAGCCGTAGGGGGCGTGAGAGGTAAGAGAGAGATCACCTTCCCCCAGAGAAATCCGTTCTGGACCCTGATCCCGTACCACCCGCGACATATGGCCCCCCACACACCTCCGGGTTTGTACCACCCGTACCGTCCGTACCCCCCAAACGCCTATCATTCCGTGTACCACCCAGACATCGCCAAGAGTCGGGCTTACGACTTCGCTTACGATGTTAGGCGTACGACACGCGGGGCGAGTGTACCACCCGTACCACCCGACGTACGACGTACGACGGGCGTCGTCAGCGCGGTCTCGCCGGGACACTCGGAGAATCGCCACCGCTGCCCCGCCAGCCGAGGATCGGCGGGGCAGCGGGGGCGATTCTCCGAGTGTCCCGCGACCTCCGCGGCTGGGCCGCTCCCGACGAGCGTTGCTCCTCCCTGCGGTGAGGAGGGGCCGCTCGTCGGCGCGAAGACCCGGCCCGCCCTGAGGTCTCCGAGAGTCGCGGCCCGCCGCTCTTCGCGGCGCGCGCTCGTCGCGGCGCGGGCTCCTCTCGGAGAGTCGCCGCCGTAGACCGGCGGGCTGTCGCTCCTGCCGGGGGCCTCGGGCGAGTTCTCGGAGAATCGCGGCCCCGCCGTGAGTTCTCCGAGAATCGCGGCCCCGCCGTGAGTTCTCGGAGAATCGCGGCCCCGGCCCCGCGGAAGGGGCGGAGCCCGCAGGCCCCGCCCCTCGTGTCGGTCAGCGCACCCGGCACCGGTCGCAGGTGTAGACCGCGATGTCAGTGACGCCACACTCCCGGCGGCACCACCACCACGCCCGCACCCGGCGGATCACGCGGCACCGCCAACCAGGAGGTTCCCGTCGAGGATCCGCCCGCCGCCGGTGGCGTGGGCCACCCACTCGGGTCCGTACTGCGGCACGCGCCGCCCGAAGTGGGAGGCGCAGACGGTGCAGGTCGCGTCGGTGGCCTGCTCCCACGACACGTTGGTGCCCAGCACGAGCGGCTGGTCGCAAAGGGTGCGGGTGGTGCCACCCGCGTGGATGTGGATCATGATGGACCTCTTACTGTGATGGCGACCCCTGGTGGGCTGCCTAGGGCTAGCCTACCCGGTGGGCTAGTCGCACCCAAGGGCCGGACTCGGTTTTGTGGTCTCCGAGAATCGCGGGCCGGGGGCCACGAAAGGGGCGACGGCCCCCCAGCCGCCGCCCCCGTGTGGATCAGTAGGTGCCCCGGTACTCCACGTCCAGGTTCAGGTCCTGGTGCGGCGGCACCAGGAAGTTCCCGCCGAGAACGACACGCTTGTCGCGGCCGCTGGGGGTGGCGAGCATCAGGACCACGTTGTCCGTCACGTCGTACGCGGCCAGCAGCGCGGCGAGGTCGACGTGGACAACGACAGTGGTGACAATGGTGGTGCTGGCGGAGACGTTGTCCCGCTTGGACTTGAGGGCCATGATGGACCTTCCGGTGAGTGGCGACCCCTGGTGGGCTGCCTACGGCTAGCCTACCCGGCGGGCTAGTCGCACCCAAGGGCTCTGCTCCTCAAAGAGTACGACCCTCTCGGAGAATCGCGTACGAACGTACGAAAGCGGCCCCGGACCTCGCGTACGAGGGCCGGGGCCGGGCGGACTTACGACAGCGGGTGCGCGCTGGCGCGCCAGGACACCTCGTTCTCCACCTCGCAGGGGCACGGCCCGGCCCCCGGCGTCGGGCAGGCGCACTCGGCGTGCGTCAGGTTCCCAGCGGCGTCCACGTCTTGCGGGAAGTCACAGTCTGTCATGGTGAGCCTTTCGTGATGGCGACCCCCGGTGGGCTGCCTACGGCTAGCCTACCCGGTGGGCTGGTCGCACCCAAGGGCCGGACTCGGCAGAGTGGGCGGGCTCCCCGAGAGTCGGGGCCGTCGGGCCGCGTCTCGGAGAGTCGGGGCCGTCCGGCCGCGTCTCGGAGAGTCGCGCCTCCGGCGCGGTCTCGGAGAGTCGCGGGGCGTCCGTCGGGCGCGCAGATCCGGCCCGGCCCGCCGTGGGGGCGGGCCGGGCCGGGGGTGGCCCGGCCCGCCGTGGGGGGGCGGGCCGGGCCGGGCGCCTAGCTGGCGTGCTAGGCGGGTAGCCCGGCCCGCCGTGGGGGCGGGCCGGGCCGGTTGTTGCACCTGCCGGGCTATGCCTTGCCCGTGTAGGTGGCCCACACGGTTGCCAGCGCGGCAGCGGGTGCCCCGGCGGCTGCCAGCGCTGCCAGCGTGGCGCACACCTGTGGCGCGGCAGGCTTGCCATGCTGCAGGTGCGGCGTGCCGTGTTGGCAGGCTGCGCTGCTGCTGGCCTTACACAAGGCACGGGCACCGCCACCTGCGCACCACCCAAGGTGCACAAGCGCAAACACAAGCGGGCCGTTGGCGGTGGTGGGGCCACCACCCCATGCGTGCAGGGTGCGCACCGCCTGCTGGTAGGCGGTTTGCTGCGCGGTGCCCGTGCCCCCGCTGGCAAGCCGGTATTGGGTGCCCGTGGTGGGCAGGCTGGCAACCGCGTACGCGGGTGCCTTGGGTGCGCGCGGTGCGCGCGGCTTGGGTGTGCTGGCCATTGGTGGCCCCTAACTACTAGTGGCAGGCCCCGTTGGCTTGCCTATGGCTAGCCTACCCGGCGCCCGGCCAAACCCAAGGAAAATGGCGCCGCGCGGCATCTTATTTGCGCGCGGAGAATCACCGTGGTAGACCTCACCGGCTTTTCGTCACGCGCATGGATCCGCTTTTCTTCACGCGAATGGCCGATCTACGCGCATGGACCGAATATCCGATCATCCGTCCCACTATCTCCGACCCACACATGGACCTACACTGCCCGCATGGCCTCCCTTTCGTCCACCGCCCTCGCGGACGGACTGAGAGAGCGCCTAGCGGGCAGAGTGATTCTCCAGCACCACCAAATCCCCCCGTGGAGAGTCTCCCCTGGCTCTGCCCGCGATCCGGGAGAGAACCCCAACGCCCTCGGCTTCGCCATGATGGCCGGACGAGGAGCGGGCAAGTCCTTCGCAGCGATGTGGGAGCTCCACCTCACCTTGTCCGAGACCAGCAACGTCCGAGCGCGGGTCATTGCTCCGACACTCGGTGACGGAATCGCGGCTGCGGTCGACGGGCCGAACGGACTGCTGACTCTGTCGAAGAATCAGGCGAAGTGGCTCCCGAGTGCCCCCGGAGGAGCCTGTGTGCGCTACCCGAACGGGTCTCGGGTGTGGATCGTTGGGACACCCACCGAGAAGGACGTGGACAGGCTTCGTGCTCTGACGAACGTAGACTTCGACGTGTTCGAGGAGTTCTTCGCGAATCCCTGTGCCGAGAAGGCGTTCGAGCAGGCATCGCTGAGTAGACGACGTGGTTCCCGGCGATGGCTGATTTCGAGTACGCCCCGGCCCCACCATCTGATCAAGAAGTGGGAGGCTGACCCGAACGTTGTTGTCCGACGTGGCACGTCGATGGACAACAAGCACATCCCGCTGGACTGGCTGCACACCCTGAACACGCTCTACTACGGAACTCGGCTGTACCGACAGGAGGTTCTGGGTGAAGTCATCGAGGACGTCGAGGGGGCGCTCTGGAAGGCGAACGACCTCGAGAGGAGTCGGGTCAACGGACCGGGGTCGGCCGTGGCCGCGATCTGCGATCGGGTCGTGGTGGGTGTTGACCCGCCCACCGGAAACGGGACGTGCGGCATCGTCGTCGTGGGGCAAGACGCCGGAGGTCACATGTATGTCCTGGACGACCGGAGCGTGGAAGAGGCGTCGCCGCACGTCTGGGCGGCGCGGGTGAAGTCCGCTGCCGACTCGTACGACGGGATCGTGGTCGCGGAGATCAATCAGGGCGGGCAGATGGTGAAGGAGGTGATCAACTCCGCGGGTCACGCGCTCCCGATTCACACGGTGAACGCGACGAAGTCGAAGAAGACGCGAGCCGAGCCGATCGCCCTGCTCTGGGAGGTCGAGGAGCAGATCGTCCACATGGTGACGCAGAGCACGCCGCTCTGGGACCAGATGTGCGAGTGGGTGCCGGGGGTCGGAGCGTCTCCCGACCGGGTGGACGCGCTCGTCTGGGCGATGTGGTATCTGCGGTCGCGGCACACGGCGACCGTCCGTGGCAGTATGGTTCCGGCACCGGGGCCTGTCGGGCTTCCCTCGGCCCTCAGTTCTGTGAGAATGGGCCGGTTCTGAGAGGACTTGTTCATGAACGTGACACATGACATCATCGCCGCCGTGACCGGACCCGGCTGGAAGTTCGGGCTGAGTCGCATCCTTGTCAACGACGAAGGCGAGGGGGTGGTGTTCATCGCCGGCTCGGACAAGCCCTACGCCTCGTTCACCGTGCAGAACTCCAGCACGTCGCGGGGCACCGGCAACACCGCCGACGGCGAGATCACGTGGCGTCGGCGCGGGTCTTCGTGTCAGTACAAACTCGCGAAGTGCAAGGTCTCCACCGAGACGATGACGCAGCGATGGAACGACTCGCTGAAGACCGAGGACGAGATCCTCGAGGACCTGCTGTGATCACGATCGCCGTGATCTGCGGGCTGTTCAGCGTCTGGTGGCACGCGAACCTGAACGACGAGGACGGCATGTTCGCGCCCGTGCCCCGCCTGCTCTACCGACACCCGTGGTCGGAGAAGTGGCTGATGTGTCCGTGGTGCTCCGGCGCATGGTTCGCCATCATTCCGTCGCTGATCCTGTACCACCCGGACTGGAGCCACTCCATCATCACCGCCTTCGCCGCTGCCGCCATCGCCGGAATCGTCGGCATGTACGTCCAAGGAGAATGACATGGCCTATGCACCGCCGACATCTCTTGTCCGGACTCAACAGATCCAGGCGTGGGGATACTACGGAGCCTACGGAGCGGCGGCGGCTGCGGCTGCCACGCCGAAGACCAGCATCTACGGGGCCATCCCGCAGACCGAGGCCGTCGGCGAAGTGCGCTACATCGTGGGGTGGGCCGCGGACCAGATGTCCCGGATGCAGTGGGACGTCTTCGTCGACGGGAGCACGGATTGGGAACTGGAACTCGCCGACGGCACCGTCGTCGTGTCCGGTGGTCAGGGCGAGAAGAAGAACCCGCACGGCAAGGCGTCTGCTGAGGTGCTGAAATCCATCGGCTGGACGGTCGGCATGGTCCGGCTCGTCACGACGAACCTGTACGTCGCGGGGGAGTTGTTCTACGTCTACAAGGACGAATGCTGGCACGTCCTGTCCGTGATCCACCCCGACCAGAACTCCTGGTTCAAGGAGGCAGAGCACGTTCTCCGCGGGCTCTGGCCGTCACCGATCGACCCGTCGCAGCCGGACGCGCCCCTGTTCGGGGTCCTGTCCATCCTCTCCGACATGGACTGGCTTGGCCGCTTGAGCCGTGCTCAGTCCGCGAACCGAGTGGGGATGCGCGGCATTCTCGGTTCTGCCGACGGCCTGAACTTCGCCGGGGGCGGGGACTTCTGGGAGGAGTGGGACAAGTCGCTCCGGGCCAAGATGACCGACCCGACTGACGTGGGGCCGGTGCATCTCCGCGGCGCGAAGGAACTCGTCGAGCCGATGGCGAGTGGCCGGGGCATGGGCGGGCTGTCCTGGGTCGTGCCTGACTTCCCTTACGACGCCCGCGTCGAGGGTCGCATGGAGGCCATGATCCACCGGCTGGCGTACGGCCTGCCCATCCCGCCGGAGATCCTGCTGGGGCTGTCGGCGCAGTCGCGGGCCACCGCCTTCCAGGTCGAGGAGAACTCGTACCGGGCGCACATCGAGCCTCCGGCCAACATCGTCGCGCAGGTCGCGACCGACGTTCTGAACACTCTGTTCCCCGACGTGGAGATCCTGGTGAAGCCGGACCCGACGCTGCTGCTGGCGAAGAGGTCGACGGTCCAGGACGTCAAGGACGCCTACGACCGAGGCGAGGTGAGCGGCGACTACTTCCGCGAGGTGCTCGGAATCCCGGCGTGGGCAGCACCGTCGGACGAGGAGCGGGCACGCCGCCAGACCATTGGAGTGGACAAGCCCGAGAACCAGGGCGAAGGCGCGCACAGTCCGACCACCGAGACCCCCCGCCAGCGGGCCGCACGCTCCGACCGAGAAGACCCCAGCGGTGCCCCCGCTGACCAGAAGTCGATCGACCCCACCGTCCTCGCGGAGTGGCGCGGCAAGATCGATGTCGCCACGTTCCGAGCGAGAGACCGGCTGGGAGCCAAGGCCCGTACGCACTCGTCTCTGAGGGACGTGCTGCCGACCTCCCTGTCCAATGACGCGGTGCCAGCGCATCTGGGACTTCAGGCGCTCGAGAGCGCGGGGATCGACGCCGCCTCGGTGGTGTCCGACAGCCTCCTGTTCTTGGGTCCACGGTCCTGCGCTGGGGACAACCTCGTCGACGGGCTGACCGAGCATGTGCTGGCAACGCTGGACAGCGTCGATCCGGTCGCTTTGCAGGACGAAGATCTTGCAAATCTGCTGCAAGGGCTTGCAAACTCCACTGATTGAGCCCTACCCTGCGTCCCATGGACGTCTATGCGCTACTGGCAGCCCTCGAGGACGCCCGTGTGACCCGAGGATCGGGCATTCCGCTCTCTTGGAGCGAGGTTGCAGAGGAAGTAGGGATCCATCAGGCCGCTTTCAGCCGTCTGAAGCAGGGCAGGCTCCCCGGACCTCGCAGTCTCAAGGCTCTGATGGAGTGGTTGGAGATGGATGCCACCGAGTTCAAGATCGGAGGGAGTGTCGAACTCCCCATTGGCGGGCGTGACGAGCCGTGGGACGGCGAGGCCGCAACGAATCGTGTGTTCGAGTGGGCCACGGAGGAAGACGGTACGCTTGACCCGGACAAACTCCGTCAGGCGTTCTTTTTCATCGACACGTCGAAGGACCTCCACACCCGACAGGCGTACAAACTCCCCTTCACCGACGTAGCCGACGCCGGATTGCATATCGTCCCTCGTGGAATGTCGGCCGTGTCCGGAGGGCATGGCGTCGACAAGATGACGGGCGCGTCCAAGGCCGAGAAAGACGCGATCAAGCGGAAGATCTGTACGATCTACGTTCGGATCGTCGAGAAGTACGACGACTGGCCCGACTGCCCGTTCAGTCCGGACGGCACGCGCCCCGAGCGCAAGGAACGTCGCAACGACACGGAAGGCGATGGCGTGGACTTCAAGGACTACTCCCCCGAGGCCCGGAAGGCGATGGCGAAGGACGGCAGGGCGCTTCCGGACGGGTCGTTCCCGATCGGCGACTGCGCTGACCTGAAGAACGCGATTCAGGCCATCGGTCGGGCGAGTGACCCGGCCAAGGCGAAGGCTCACATCAAGAAGCGGAGGAGCGCCCTCAAGTGTGATGTCGATCTTCCGGACGGCTGGACCACCGAAGAGACAGAGGAGCCCCCCGTGGCTGACGAGAAGAAGACCGCAGGCATCATCGGCACGGGCACCCTGTCTCTGTCTGAGGATCCTCGCACTCAGGCTCTGGTGGCCCGTGTGCAGGAACTCCTCCGTGAGGGTGCGGTGGCGGTGTCCATCAAACACGACCTCACGCCCGAGGTCGCCGAGAAGTTGGCCGCGCTGGAGCCCAGCCCGGACGACGATGAGGAGGCGATGGCGGCGAAGATGGCGGAGGCGAATGACATCTTCGAGAACGCCGAGATCCGCCCGCGCCACGTCGCGATCGTCGACACGGCGGCGTTCAGCAACGCCCGCCTCGCCCTCAACGAGGACGGCTACGGCGTGTCTGGCCCGGTGACGTTCGAGGGCGTCTACACCGGCGACGTCCGGACGCTGAAGTACGGCAGCCTCACCTGGGACGACGACCTCCTCCCCATCCCAATCATCTGGGACCCGGACAACAACGATCACGACGGCGTGGTGGTCGGGTCCATCAGCGCCCTCGAGCGGGTCGACGGCATGGAGACCGCCGTCCGCCCAGAGGCACTCACCGGGGAGGACGTCGAGGCGGTGACGGCTGCGGCTGGCTCGACGTCTCTCCCGGCGGAGTACTTCGCCGACTTCAAGCCGAAGAAGTTGGTGCCGCTCTCCGTCGGCGATGAGGACGCCAACGGCCTTCGTCGCATCTACGGCATCGCCGCACCGAAGGGCGTGTGTCACCGAAGCGACATGGGCGCGTGCTTCCAGTACCCCGGCGACGTGGACTCTCGGCACCGGGGCTTCCACACGGGGCAGTTGATCACGCTCTCCGACGGCACTACGTTCCAGCCGGGTGCGCTCACCCTTGGTGGGCGGCACCTCGACCCGGCACTCGCTCGTCAGGGCGTGGGTGCGCTGGAGGTGGGTCGTCATCGTGACGACGCGAACACCATCTTCGCGATGGTCCGGGCGTGGGAGACCCCCTTCGGCCTCGCCATCAGCGGCGTTGTGATGCCCGGTGTGGACCGGGACGCCCTGCTCCGTGCCGCCGCGTCCGCCCCGAGCGTGGAACTGTGGCCCGCTGGGCGTGGTCGCACGCTGGTCGGCCTCCACCTTGTCCCCACTCCCGCATGGCCCGTCGCGGCCAGCGCGGGCGGCGACGCACAGATCCTGACCGGGCCGGAGCACGTCCACGTCCTCAACCCGGAGGGCGGCTTCTGCGCTGAGTGTGGTGAGCACAGCGAGCACTTCGAGTTCCCGTCTGAGGGTGACAAGCCAGATGAGAAATCGCCTAGCATGGATGAGGTCATGGCGAGCCTGAAGCGGATCGAGAAGGCGGTCGCCATGCTTGCCGAAGACCTGCTCACGGACGTCCCGGTTCCAGAAGATTCTCCCAAGGAGTAGCGCGAAACCTGAAGGGGGGCTACCCTTCGGGCAATCGGCTCTGTGTAGAGCCTCCTGGCGGTGGCACCGCGTCCCTGAACACACCAGACGCGAAAGAAGTCCACCATGGATCTCCAGCAGGCTCTCAGCATTCTGGGTCGGGTTGGCGCGGGAGAGACTCTCTCGCTGTCCGAACTCACTCAGGCACGCGACGTCATCGCCCGCCAACTCCACTCGCTCCGCGGTGCTTCGGCCCCGGACCTCGACGCTCTGACCACCCTCCGCGAGTCCTACTTCGCCGCTGACGCCGCCGTCAAGGCCGTCGCCGAGCAGGAGCAGGCAGCCGCGAACGACGTGGACGCCGCGCTGGCCGACATCCCCGACCCGGACGAGGAGGCCACCGAGAAGGACCCCGAGGAGGAGGACCCCGAGGCCGACCCTGAGGACGAGGAAGACCCGGAGAAGGACCCCGCCGAGAAGTCCCTCTCGTCCAAGCCGAAGAAGGGCAAGATGCTCTCCGTCCAGGAGGCGGTCGCCCGCCTCGGCCTCACCGGCACCCCCGGTCTGTCCGTCAACGAGCCGGCGAAGGACCTCGCCACCACCACGACCCGCGTGATCGTCAACGGGGACACCCTCCAGGACGCCACGCTCTACATGCTGGCCGAGGCCTTCCGTGACTCCTCGGGTCGCAGCCTGAAGACCGGCAAGGAGCGGGTCGCCCGCTTCGAGACCTCGTTCGCCGAGGACCGCACGCTCACCGGCAAGATCAACGCCGACACCCGGATGGTGGACGCGTTCGTCAGCCCGGAGGCCGTGGTCGCGTCGGGTGGCTGCTGCTCGCTGCCGCAGCCGATCTACACGAACCCGGTGCAGGGCAGCACGGCTCGTCCGATCCGGGACGCGCTGCCGACGTTGGGTGCGACGCACGGCAAGTTCACGTTCTTCAACGCCATCTGCCTCCCGGTGGACGGCTTCGGTGTGTGGACCTGTGAGGACGACGAGCTCGTGGACGAGGCTGACCCCGACACCTGGAAGGTGTGTGCCGATGTCGACTGCGGTGACACCGACGAGGTCGGCGTCGACGCGGTCTACTCCTGCGTCACCGTCGGAAACTACCAGACCCGGTTCGCCCCCGAGCAGTGGCAGGGCTACCTCGCCGCTCTGGCGATTCAGAACGCCCGGCGCGGTGAGGTCCTGCTCTTCGAGAAGATGCGGGACGCGGTCATGTCGACCTACACGGTCGAGGCCCTCGGCTCCGTCTTCGCCAACGTGGTGAACGGTGTCGGCACCGCCGCTGCCGCGCTCCGCTCGGACCAGCGCCTCGGCGACATCCAGTTGGACTACTTCGTGGGCGAGTCGCTGCTCACGGCGGTCCGGCTCGACCTCATCAACCGTCGAGTCTTCTCCTCGGCGGTCGATGACCCCAACATCGCGGCCAGCCTGCTCTCCACGGCGTTCTCCAACGAGGGCATCAACGTGGTCTACTCGCAGGACCTGGACCCGGTGTCCTTCGGCTCCGGCGGCACGGACCCGCAGTTCCCGCTCACCCTCGGTTCGGTGCTGGCCCCCAACGGGTTCTTCACCTTCCTCGACGGTGGCACGCTGGACCTCGGCACCGAGATCCGGGACCACAACCTCAACCGCCAGAACAAGGTCGCGGCGTTCGCCGAGTCCTACGAGGGTATCCTGGCCCGTGGGTGCAACTCCCTCGGCCTGGACATCCCGGTCGAGATCTGCGACAACGTCGCCTGCCCGTCCTGAATCGCCGGCTCTACTAGGAAGGAGAGGCCCTGATGTCTCAAGGTCTCATGGAGGGCGTCGAGGTCGAGGTTGACACTCGATCCGGTGGCATCCTCGACCGTGCGCTCCCTGTTCCGCAGGGCTGGAGGCAGGGCCTTTCCATCCCGTTTTACGGGTGTGGCGAGCCGGTGCTCATGGATCGGTGTGTCACGGCCGATGACACCCTCCCGCTGAACAAGCCTTCTGTCGCGGAGTTCATGCCGTTCGGCATCACGCAGAGCGCGGCGTGCAGCAGCCTGTCCAGGCTCGACCAGAAGAAACACGCGACGGGGCGGCTCGACTCGACGACCGAGTGGGCTGTCGCCCGTCAACTGGCGACGGACGGTGTAGGCCTCGGCAGCCCGTCCTTCGAAGATGGGACCAGCCTCGGCACCGTTGCGGACGGGAACTTCGCTCTAGCCGTGGGAACGCTGGAGCAGGCTGCGGCCGATGCTGGCTTCGGCACTCAGTGGTGGCTCCACGGTCCGGTCTTGGCAGCGGCGTTCCTCACGGAGTCGCGTTCCCTTCTCGGGAAGGTTTCTCCAACCGGCGCTCCGTGGGTCATCAGCGTCGGCTACCCGGTCCAGGGAGCAACCACCGTCCGTCTCTGGGCCACCGGCTCAGTGTGGGCGGGGGTGGACGAGCCCTTCGTCCTCAACGACCTGGACCGTCGTAGCAACACGGACGAGGCTTTCGCCAATCGCAGCGCCATCGTTGCGTTCGACCCCTGCATCAATCTCCACATCGATGTCACTGTTCCGGCCAGTCCGTGAGGTTGAAGATGTCAGTCCAGCCAAGCCCACGTCTTGCGGGTCACGACCTGCCGGATAGTGCGCTTCGTTACGCCGAACTCCCGAGTGAGGGCCATCGTGCCTACGCCCTCGGCCGCTCGGCTGCGGATGGCGCGGACCCGATCTTCATCCAGTCCTCGGGCAGCCAGTCCGTCGAGACAGCGGTCGAGATGGTTGTCGGCCTGAGTGCCGAGGTACAGGTGCCCGAAGTTCAGGCATCCGTACGATCCATTCCCGCAGGTGTGCAGAACCATCAGCGGACCGGGAGACTCGCCAGTCACGAGTTCCCACTGAAGCCTCGACGCCGGAGTCACATGGCCGTCGTAGGAAACGGGTGTTCGCTTCCCGCGATCCAGCGGGTAGAGGCATTCGTCAGTGACCGTCTTGGCGGTCTCCAGCAAGATCTCCGGGATGCTTCCAGCGGGTCGAGGCATACCGGGCAGTTTACCACATACCCCCACTTCGGAAGCGAGTGACACAATGGGAACCTGCACCACGCCCGATCTGGGCCGAATCAAGAAGGTGGGGCTGTTCCTCGCCGACGAGTGCTTGACCCCGCTGTACGGGGCCGATATGGGCTATCTTGATGATTGTCCCGCAGCCTTCGAGACCAGCGACAACGTGGACGACGGTGAGGAGTTCACTCGCCGCTGCGCCGACGGCTCTATCAAGCGGTACATCCCGGGCGTGAAGAGCCTCCAGTCCATCGAGGTGAACGTCGACCTCCACTGGCTCGACCCTGAGTGGATTGCGAACGCGGGCGGTGCCACGGCGATCGAGCACGACAGCGAGGTCATCGGCTGGGCGGACGGCAAGGCCGATCGTTTCAACGTGGTGGTCGTCGTGTGGCAGGAGATCCTCGGCGAGTGCGGCGGTGGCGTCACCGGCGACTTCGTCCGGATCTACCCGGTCAAGGGCGCGACGGTCACCGAAGAGGGCACGCCGGGCAGTGAGGACAACTACGTCCGCATCACCGGCTCGACCTCCGACAGTCACAACATCGGCTTCGGTCCGATCCCGCTGGCGCTGGACACCACGACCGGCGACGCCGAGTGGCTGTCCGACGAACTGCCGGACGGCACCCACCGCTTCCGCTTCGTCGGCGGCGTGGCTCCCGACGGCTGCGGCGCGGTCACCACCGTCGACCCCGGCTCGGCCTGAGCAGGGGGACACGATGGCTCTCCTGAGCGAGGCCTCGTGTCCTTGGCCCGTAGACGCTGACAGTTGCGGGTTGGCCGAACTCGACGCCGAGGACCCGATCTTCATCGCTTCCGTTGCGACAGCCTCGTCGATCATGACGAGGCTGTCGGCGTATACGGTCGGGCTGTGCGAGGCCGAGATCCGCCCGCTGAATCTGTGCCCCGAGTGCCGCTCGTGGTGCTGCGGTGGCGGTGACGCCATCGCCATTCGAGGACCGTACAGCATCTCTGTCTGGGACGTCACTCGTGTTCGGCTGGGCGCGGACGAGTACCCGGACACCTCGTGGCGGTTCGACCGCGACTCGTCCACGCTATACCGGGTGCCGCCCGATGTCTGGCCGAAGAAGGACGAGAAGTGGTCCGACGCAGGCGAGGGCGAGGCGTTCGTGGTGGACGCCGAGATCGGTGTCCCGCCGGACGCATGGGCACTGGACGTAGCCGCTCGGCTGACGAAGGAACTCTACCTGTCCTGCACGGGCGGGAAGTGCCGTCTGCCGACCAACGTCACTTCGGTCACCAGTCAGGGCATCACGGTCCGCCTCCGAGACGACGAGGTCAACACCTTCATCCCGGAACTCGGAGCGTGGATGCACGCTGTCAACCCCCACGACGCTCGGCTGCCCGGTGCCGTGTTCAGCCCCGACCTCGCTGCGGCCCGTATGGGCGCTCTGAGCGGCTCGGGGTGCCGTTGTGGGTAAGTACCCCACCCGCCGCCCCGTAGAGACCTCAGGACGCTGTCAGAGGCCCTCAGGGGGTCGTTATGGCTGAACCCTTGGCGGTAGTGGCTGGCACCCTGCTGGACGCGGTGGCGGATGCGCTGGCCGCGGACCTGCGTCCGGTCTGCAAGGTGTACCAGACGCATGGCATTCCGGTGATCTTCATGTGCTGTGAGTGCGACGAAGAGGGGGCCAACGGCGAGGTCAGCATCCACTTCCGCCGCCTCTACGACGCGGAGGCCAACTCGCTCGACGAGGTACGTCGCATCCGTCCGTGCAAGGGCGGGGTGACAGCCGCTCAGTTCCGGATCGTGCTGGCTCGGTGCCGCCCCATCATCGACGAGAAGGGTGAGATCCCAACACCTGAGGAACTCACCGACCACACCCAGGACCAACTCCGTGACGTGGAATTGCTCTGGCAGAGCCTCGCGTGCTGCGGCATGGACGTCCGGATCGACGATGTCTCCGCCGACCTCAGCGAACCCGGCATGTGCTCGGTGACGTTCGTGGATCTGACGGTACAGGTGCAGATCCCTGCGCTCTCCGTCGACGAGTCAGCATGATTGCTACGCTGCGGTCACCGTGGGCCGGGGGTTCTCCTTCAGTTCTCCCCGGCTTACGGCTCAATCGCTAGAACAAAGGAGAACAGCGATGACCGACGAAGTACGCCGTGACGTAGTCAAGTTGGGCCTCGACTTCCGGGCTATTCCGGTCGATCTGGGCGACGGCATCGAGTGGGAGTTCGACCCGGACCCCACGCCCGAGCAGTGGGCCACCCTCGTGGACGCCCTGAAGCAGTTCACGAAGTTCGAGGACGACGACTTCGGGGGAGAGGCCTTCAAGTCCGCTCTCGCCGGCTTCACAGAGGCGATGTCGAAGATGCTGGTCGGTGCCGCTCAGCAGAAGCAGTGGATCAAGAAGGAGTACGGACTCGGCCCCCAGCAGGCGATCTCGGAGGCGCTCATGGGGATCTGGACGGGGTTCCCTACGACGCGGCAATCGCCGTCTGGGAAGGGATCGAAAGCAACTGGATAAGCCTGGTCACATCGTGGAACCTCAACGGTGTGAAGTGGAGGGAGTTCTCATTCGCAGAAGTGCTCTGGATGGTACACCTGTCAACCATCGAACGGCTGAAGGAAGACAAGCCCAATCAGGTTCGCATGTACCTCACCCAGACCAAGGACTACACTGCGCTACGTGAGTGGGACAAGTCTCAACTGAAGGACTCGAAAGACAAGTAGGCGGGAGGTGGGTTCATGGCAGGCGCAGGGGGCGTCTACGCCGGAGGCGGCGTGGTCGTCATCATGGACCCGGCTCCCATCGTCTACTTGAAGGTCTTCTTCACGGGCTCTGGCCCCGACCGTCACCTCCGCAAGAAGACAGAGGCCGTGGCGGCTCTGGCTCGCGTTCTCGCTCCCGTTCGGACCGGGCGGCTGAAGTCTTCCATCTCAGTCGACCGGAACCGAGACGAGAAGGGTCGATTCGCCTTCGGCTTCAAGGTCTCCGCCGGGACCTCGTACGGATACTACGTCCACGAGGGAACCGGCCCTTCTCCCCGCTGGCCGACCAACCGGAAGGTGATGAAGTTCCGCGGGTCGGCTGGCGACATCGTCTACCGCGATTTCGTCATGCACCCCGGAACACCCGCGCAGCCGTTCCTCCGGGACGCGCTTAGCGCGATGGCGGGGGGCTGAGATGGTAGCCCTCGGGCCACGCGTCGGCGGGGCACACGTCGACGTCAACATGAGGTTCGATGACAACTCGCTCAAGCAAGTCGGCAAGGACATCAAGCGGCAACTCACCAGCCTGACGAAGCAACTCGAAAAGGTCGGCCAGCAGAACACGAAGGTCTACCGTGGGATCGGTCAAAACGCGGTCACCGCGTGGCGAGCAGCGGTCGGCGCGGCTATCACGGGTGCCCCGCTCATCGGCGGCGCGATCAGCGGGATTACAGGGGTCGCGACTGAGTTGGCTGGAGCGCTCTACTCCGTAGGCCAGGAGTCGGGTGCCCTGCTCCCCATCTTCACCAGCCTCGGCGTCGCGGGCCTCACCCTGAAGATCGGTATGCGGAACTTCGCCGCTGCCGTGTCTGAGGTCGACCCGAAGAAACTGGAACTCCTTCTCAAGGGGATGCCGAAGTCCATGCAGGACGCGGTCATGGCGACCCGCAAACTCTCCAATGAGATGCGGGCGGCTGTCTGGCCGGTGCTGTTCAAGGGGCTGTCGGACGGGATCGAGAATCTCCGCAACACGGGAGTGATCCAGCGCGGTCTCGGCCTCATGGCAGAGTCGTTGAACGGGCTGGCGAAGTCAGTCCTCCGGTACGCCAACTCGGCGGAGGGGACCAAGACCCTCAACAAGTTCTTCAAGAACAACGCGGATGTCTTCGCAGCGTTGTCCAAGATCGCCGTCCCGTTCCTCGATGGATTCCTCCGTCTCACCAACGCGCTCACGCCTTCAGCCATTCGGCTCGCCGGGGCCATCCAGAAGGTCGCTGAGCAGTTCCAGGAATGGACGAAGGGCGAGGGCTTCAACAAGCGGATCGACACCGCGATGAAGGGCGCGGCCAAGACGGCGGGCAAACTCTGGGAGATCCTGGGCAACCTCACCTCGGCGCTCACCAATGTCTTCAACGCCGCGAACCCGTCCACGAACAACTTCCTTGACATGATCATCGATATCACCCAGAGGTTCCAGGACTGGACGGAGAGCGTTGGCGGGCAGAACACCATCGCGAAGTGGGCCGATGCCGCGAACGAGATGATGAAGCAGGTCGGCCACACCATCGAGGCGATTTGGCCGGTCATGGTGAAACTCTCTGATCCTCGCGTGATGGGGTCGTTCCTGAAGACGGTGGAGGGCGCGTTCAAACTTCTCAACAAGTTGCCGTTGGAGGCGATGGTCAACGCCTTCCTCAAGGTTTCGGACGCGCTCCAGCCGATCAGCAGTTTCTTCCTCGCCTTCATCATTGCGGGTGTGGCTGTCAACATCATGATCGGCAGCCTGATCGGCCAGATGGGCGGCTTTGTCAGCATCATCGCCAAGATCATCCGGTTCAAGATCCTCACGAACATCCTCAAGAACATGGGCGGCCCTGCCGGGGAGGCGACGAAGAAGGTCGGCCTTCTGCGGCGGGCCTGGGAACTGATCCTCAAGGTCTTCGAAAAGGTGAAGGGCGCTGTCAGCAAGGTTCTCGGCTTCTTCGGGAAGACCAACGCGGCCACGGGAGAGACGTCGTCCAAGGTCGGAAGGCTTGTCTCCGCTTTCAAGCCGATGACGGGGGTTCTCACTAAGATCGCGAAGTTCGCTGGCTGGGCTGGCTTCGTGGTCTGGATCGTCATCCTCATAGCGAAGTCCAAGGCTCTTCAGGCGAAGTTGGGCGAACTCTGGGACTCGATCAAAGGCGTGTTCTCCTCGCTCGGCGGGGCCTTCAGCGAGATCGGTACGGCGCTCAAGCCTCTCGCCCCGGTTGCGAAGGGCGTGGGCAAGGCGCTCGGCTTCGTCTTCGACATCATCGACAAGATCGCCACACTCGCTATCGGCGTGGTCCTCGACATGATGATCTACGGCTTCAAGTCGTTGGGGCTCGTGATCGAGGGTCTGGGTCACATCATCGCCGGTCTCATCACCTTCCTGATCGCCCTGTTCACCCTGGATTGGGGGATGATGTGGAAGGGGATCAAGCAGATGGCGAGCGGTGTCTGGCCGCTGCTGAAGGGACTGTTCGGCCTGTTCATCACGTTCTTCGCCCCTGCGAAGTTCCTGAAGTTGGGTCTCTTCGCGCTCAAGGGTCTCGGCGCTGGGATGAAGGCAGCCATGCCTGCGATCTTGAAGGGGCTCGGTCGGTTCCTCGTCTTCATTGGCAAGGGATTCTTGGAGTTGGTCCCCAAGTTGGCGAAACTCGGCGGCGAGGCGATCGTGGCGCTGGGCAAGGCCGTCGTCAAGTACGCGCCGGTCGTGTTGAGGGCAGCGGGCCGTCTGGTCGTCGGCTTCCTCAAGTGGTACATCAGTCTCCCCGGGAAGTTGCTCAGCCTCGGTGTGCGGGCGATCAAGTTCCTGGGCAACGCCGTCATCAAGGGCACGCCGAAGATCCTGGCGGCAGCGGGCAGGATCGTCGCGGGTGTCATCAACTGGATCGTGAAGTTGCCTGGTCGCCTGTCGACTCTGGGCCAGCAGTCTGTCTCGAAGTTGGGAAGCGCCATCAGCCGTGGGATCGGTGCCCTGAAGCGCATCGCGAGCGACGTCGTCACTTCAGTGGTGAACATCATCAAGGGCCTCCCCGGGAAGTTGCTCGGCCTCGGTGGGGAACTGCTCTCGGCCGGGAAGACGTTGGGCGGCAAGATCCTCGAGGGTATCCGCAGCGGCATCTCCGCGATCGGCGATATGGCCGGGAGCATCGCCTCCAGCCTGAAGACCGGCATCAACAACGCGATCGGACTGCCGAAGTCGCTGAGTTTCAAGGTGCTGGGTAAGTCGATCGGGTTCACCATCCCAGGCTTCGAGAAGGGCGGCATCGTTCCAGGTGGCATGGCCCTCGTCGGTGAGGGTGGTCCTGAACTCGTGAACCTCGCCCGTGGATCGCGAGTCCACTCGAACGCCGACAGCAAGAAGATGATGGGTAACGGCCTCCCGAAGCGCGTGATCCTCCGCATCGGTTCTCGAGACTTCGAGGCGTACGTCGAAGAGTTGGCAGACAACCGGATCAGCGCCTCGGACAGCCTCGCATGGCAGGGAGCCTGAGATGCCACAGATCATCATCCCGCTGACGACCTACCTGATCAAGCAGAACCGACCCGCGTACCCTATCGGGTCGCCGGGCACCTTGACCATCCAGAACACGAGCAACGCTGTTCAGCGCGTTCTGATACGTGTCCCCATTGACCAGATCCCCGAGGGGGCCGTGGTCACGGCGGCGAACGTCCAGTTCTGGACGGCTGCGGCCAAGACGGGTGCGGTGCCCATTCGCATCTTCCCGATCACGGCGGCGTGGAAGTCTTCGGTCACGTGGTCTAACCGACCTCCACTCGGTGCTGTCATCACCACGACCTCGATCACCGCCCCGGTCGTGGACCAGCCCTACTCCTTCTCCGTCACGGCGTGGGCCAACACCCGGAGTCGTCTCGGTCTGGCGCTCGACACCACCCTCACCACGGCGATCGCCCTCAGGGGCTCGTCGGCGGCTCTCAACAAGCCGGTCATGGTCGTGGACTACTACACGCCGAACTCACAGCCTGTCGGCCTCTCTCCGCAGGGCGGGGCGGTCTCGGTGCCTACTCCCATCTTGTCCTATACGGGCGATGAGGATATGGATCACCAGCAGATCCAGTATTCCTCGGACGGCACGGTCGGCGGCATCACCTTCGACACCGGCTCGATACCGGCTCCCTCAGGTCGCTACGTGCCCGCTGCGGGCGCTCCGGTGCTGGCGTCGGGGGCATCCACCTACTGGCGTGTCATGACCACTGGAGGGGGCGGCACGAGTCCTTGGAGCCCGTGGGTTTCGTACTCCTACCGGCCCATCGTTCAGCCGGTGATCGTCAACCCGCCCTCGGTCACTGACGACGGCAGCCCCACCGTGACCTGGACAGTGGCCGATCAGGTGTCGTGGCAGGCCGAACTCCATCAGGGTTCCGATACCATCGCGAAGTCGACGTGGGATGTGGACTCTGCAACTCGCGACTGGTTCCCGTCCAAGGGTGTGCCCGTGCCAGGTGGTCACGGCAAGGTGGTTCTGCGGACGACCGACTCCATCCATCCGCGTGTGGCGGCAGAAGAAGCGCCTATCTGGTCGTACGTGGAGAAGGAGTTCGACACCGTTCACACTGGCAACGGTCCGGCGGTCACGAATCTCGCCGTCACGTTCAGCGACCCCTTCCCCGTCATCACCGGCACCCGTGTTCTCGGCACTCCCGACGAGATCTCGCTCTGGCGTGACGGGGTGGCGGTCACAATCTGGGATGCTGACGGTGTTCCTCGTAAGTGGGCTCCTGCCACTGACTTCTTCATTGGCACGAACTTCAGCATCCGGGACATCACCGCGGACCTCCGCGTGGAGCACACCTGGAACGTGCTGACCCGGATCGACGGCGTAACCTCAGTGATGGGTCCTCAGGTCAAGGACACCTTCACCACCGCGAGCGTGTGGATGGTGAACCCGAGGACAGGCAACAAGATCGAGATTCTCGGAAACAACGATCGACCCGTCGTGGCACAGATCACGGAGGAAGGGTCCATCCTGCACACTCCGGTCCACGGCAATCTCGTGGTCGAGCCGGTGCGTCGCAGGCTGATGCGGACCACCCGCTCGGGCAGCGTCGAGGGTCTCGTCCTCAATGGCCACGAGGGGAGGCTCAACTCATGGGCGCTCGCTGACTCGGGCTTGAAGTACCGGCTGATCTTCGGCAAGGTGAACTGGCCCATCATCTTCGGCGACTACAGCCCGACTGACGTCTTCTACGCCCACCCAGATCCCAAGTGCGACGACACCCTCGTCCTCGTGGCGCTCAACTGGTGGGAGAGGCTGGACGACTAGCGATGCAGCATCAGGGCCGCACGCTGGAGGCTCTTACGGCCTATCACGAACACCTCCAGTCTGACCATGACTATCGGGTCTGGGTCGACATCCTCACGATCGAGCAGACGTACGTCGGGACGATGGAACTGCTTGACGGGCAGATCAACTACTCGAACGGAAACGACGGGCCGTGCCGCACGGGTTCCGTCACCGTGTCTGACCCCGACGGCGCGTTCAACTACGGGGCCGACTACATGCGCGACCCGAAGGGCATCATCTGGATCAACCGGCTGATCCAGGTCTGGCACGAGATCAGCGTCCCGGGCTATAGCGACTTCACCACGTCCTGCATCGTGGGGCTGCCTATGTCGGTCTCCCGCTCAGGCGCGGAGGTCTCTTTCGAGTTGGGGGACAAGTCGCTGCTCGCTGACCACGGTGTTCGTCCCCGCACCTACAAGAAGGGCCAGCGCGTGGACCTCGTCCTGCGCTCGATCCTGGGGGACTGCACGGGTGAGAAGCACATGCGAATCCCTAAGACCAAGAAGACCCTGAGCCGGACCTACGCGGTCGGGATGGGTGAGGACTCGCTCACCCCGTGGGATCTGTTCAAGCGCATCGCCGAGCAGGAGATGAACTGGAGGGCCTACTACGACGGCCTGGGATGGGCCGTGGCGGATTCGATCTCGAACGCCAAGAACCCGGTCGACGTCCACTCTCTGCTGGCGCTCCCCGCAGCGGGCACTCCCTTCACGGACCTCTCGAACTACGTCCGGGTCACCAGTCATCGCACCCCGGTCAACAAGAAGTCCACGAAGAAGGTGGACGAGTCTCGTATCCACTACACCTACGACAGCATCGTCGCGCTGCCTGCTGGCAACGAACTCTCTGAGCAGAGCCTCCAGCGCAACGGCATCCCGAGGACGCTCCCTCTCGTGGTCACCAACGATGATCTCAAGTCGCTCAAGGACACCCTGACGTCAGCGACCAACGAGTTGAAGAACCACTCGGGACTGGACGCGGCCAAGACCTTCGAGATCATCCCGATATTCCACTTGGATCCCTTCGACTACCTGAAGTTGCCCGAGGGCGTGGGGAACGTCCTGCTTGCCGGTGGTGCCTCCGTACCGCTAGGAACGGGTGGCAACATGAGCATCGGCGCACACCAGTGGGTCAGCAAGCCGACGAATGTCAAGCGGATCAAGTCGAAGACGACCGTGAAGCGCGACAAGAAGAAGGGTGGGAATAAGAACTGATGGGAGTCAACGGTCTTCTCACGGACGTCCGCTGGGAATGGACGGGCACCGAGACCACCGCGGACCTGACCATCGGCACGACCGTCATCCCCGTCCTCGACCCTGAGTCTATTACAGAGGACGAGTCCGTCTGGATTGCGGGGACCGGGCCTTACGAGATCGTCATGGCGGACGTGGACGCGTCCACCTTTACCATCACGCCGGGACTCGAGATTGACGTGGACAGCGGGACCGAGGTGGCGAACGACATCGGCGGCCAGCCGGGTCGGGCGTGGGTGTGCGAGGTCATTCTTGCCGACGCTGACGCGCCCATCGAGGTTCCACTCACGATCCACGACCTCTCTGTCATGCCCGAGGGCCATTACGACCCTCCCGTTGTCATTGTCCTGTCGGACGATCTTGAGCACGTAGAGAACCTGCCCGGATCACTGCCGGTCGTCGACGGGATCTACATCCCGCCCGAGTCTCTGCCAATCGGTTCGCAGGAAGTCTACTCCGGTCCGACTCCTCCGTGGTCGGACGGCGAGGCTGGTCACCCCGACGCGATCTGGTACAACACGCAAGACCCGGACGTCACGGTTCCGTTCATCTGGGATACCGATCGTCTGATCTGGGTGGACGTGAGCGACCCAAAGTTGGACCTCCTCGACGACTTGACGCAGGCCCCTGTCGGGGACACTACCGTCGGTGCGATCGGCATCGTAGCGATCGGCGCAAGCGCGACTGCCGACAACGCCCGTAGTCTCGCTTCTACGGCTGACGGTCGCGTGTCGTTCAGCGACTACGACCCGACCGCCGACGATATGTCGTACTACGTCGAGAACGGTGACGGTTCGCTGGCACGGGGTACGGCGTGGGCGATTCTACAGGCCGAACTCCAGAATGGTGTGGCCGGACTCCGGGTCGGCGATGCGGGTATGTCCATGAGTGTCGGCGAGTACATCGTTATTCTCGGCCTTGGCTTCCCGTTCGACGGTGAGCACATCGTGGACGCCTACGCTGAGACGACTCGTGACGTGTCGAACATGGCGCTTACCTCCGGGGTGGCGACGTTGGACCTGACCGCCGCTCACCCGTGGGTGGTCGGCCAGAACATCATCGTCTCCGGTGTGGACCCGATCTTCGATGGCGAGGTCACCCTGACCGCCGTCACCGGAACCTCGATCACTTACGCGGTGGCGGGCAGCCCGGCGAACGTTGCGTCGCAGCCGGCGATCGGTACGGCGAGCCTCTATGCGGTGCAGTATCTCATCCCGAATGAGGCTAACGTCGCGATGCATGACGCACCGGACAACGCTTTCGGCTTCAACACGATCATCCAGGCTCGCGTCGAGGGTTCGATCTGGTTCACCCGGACCCGCGCTCGCAAGAACCTCGTGACGAACCCGTCCTTCGAGTTGGACACGACCGGCTGGTCCCACGTTGCGGCCCCGTTCACCCGTGTAGACCCTGACGAGTTGATGGTCGAACAGACCGGTCAGTACGTGATCCGTGTGGTGAACTCCGCAGCGGCGGGCGATCACCGGGTCGAGTTTGCCGGAGGCGCTCCGGGGATGCCGGTCAGCCCTGCCGAGTCGTACTCGGCGACCGGCTACGCGCTGTTGGAGACGGGCTCTGGCGCGGGGGCGTTTGCCTCGGTTCGCTTCTACACTTCCGGCGGCGCGTTCATCGATGAGGTCGAGGGGCAGGCTGTCGCGCTCTCGACGACGGAGTGGACCGAGTTGAAGGTGACCTGCACGGTGCCAGACAACGCGGCCTTCGTCTCGCCGATCAACCTGCACAACCCGAACCCGAGTGCTCAGTGGATTGTGGACGCGGCGTTGGTCGAGGCGGCGGAGTACACAGGAAGGTACTTCGACGGCGACTCCTACGATGCGGTGTGGGGCGAGGAGGACCCGGCGCACCCCGGTAAGAAGCCCGGTCTCGGCGCTCCGCACGCGTCGTTTTCCACGATGTTCGGTGGCAAGATCATCTCGGTCTACGAACTGACTGACGGTGGCTGGGTGCGGCTGGACTTCACCGGATCGACGCAGTACGACGGTGACGCCAGCGATCTGACACAGGGCATTCTCCCGGCTGCACGGATTGGCGAGCAGTCCATCGCAATCGGCAAGTCGAAGACCAACATCGTCAAGTGCTCGACGGCGGTGACTCAGGGCATGTTCGTCAACATCTGGAACAACGGGGGCCTGTTCCTTCTCCGCCCCGCCCGTGCGGACACGCCGGGCATGGAGGCTCATGGCTTCGTGCTCCAAGACGCGGCGGTGGGCGTGGCAGTCGCGGTCTATACGTGGGGGTACAATCCGTATGGGACCGCGCAGTCACCGGGCACGGTGTTCCTCTCCGCGACACAGCCGGGCCGGGCGACCTCGGCGGTCCCGAACGTGGCCGGTCAGTTCATCCAGGACCTCGGCACGGCAAGCGATGTCACCACTATCCACTTCAACCCGAAGCAGTCCGTTCTGCTCTACTGAGAGGGGGTGACGTATGCCGATTGAGTGGGGACCGTGGGAGGGTGGGACCAACCAGCAACTTCGCATCGGGATCGACGTGTCGTGGGAGGCGATCACCCACGGCGAGCCCGGTGCAACGGCGACGATCAAGGTCTACCTCGACGTGGACGGCCAGTGGTCGGACACCCAGACGATCACCCTGACTGGCTCGGCCAGCGGCTCGACAACCTTCTCCAACAATCAGAACAACAACTCGGTCCTCCGCAAGACCGACACGTATACGTACACCTATCCCGCGTCGTCGTACGGCTCTAGTCCCGGGACCCGGACCTTCGGCGCGAGCCTGTCCGGTGCGTACAACGGAGCGACCCCGAGCAAGTCGGTCACGAAGGCGATCCCCGGTCGTCCGTACGGTCCTCCAGCGCCCCCCACGAACGTCAATACCACCCGTATCTCGGATGGCTCGATCAAGACGACGTGGACGAACAGGGACACGGCTGGTGAGCCGTGGAACAACATCGACGTCCAGCGCGACGATGGCGCGAACGACGTGTGGAACTCGTTCGTGGGAACGCCGTCCGGCTCGGCGTCCTCGTTCACCGACTCGACAACGGGGCCGAACGCGGCGTATCGCTACCGAGTCCGGTCCTCGAACGGGCTCGGGAACTCAGCGTGGGTTGAGGGCGATCTGATCTACACCACTCCCGCTGCGCCGACGAACGCTCTACGAACGGGGAACAACGGAGCGAATCAGGTCATCACGTTCACCGACAACTCGGCGGTCGCACCCGGAACACAGAACCAGATCGAGCGGTCGGACAACGGTGGACCGTGGGCGGTCATCGTCACGCTGGCGAAGAACGTCGAGACGTGGACTGACACGTTCCCGGCAGCGAACCCGTCGATCAAGTTCAAGTATCGCGTCCGGACCCGTGCGGTGAGCGGAGTGCAGGGCACGCTCTACTCGGCGTACTCGAACGAGACGACGGAGACCGCTGGCGTCACGACGCCGCCTCTCGCGCCAACGAACCTCGCGCCCACGAACGACGCGATCATCAACCCGACGCAGGCTCGTAACTTCACGTGGCAATACAACTCCTCGGACACCACGGCCCAGACGCAGTATCAGATCGGGTGGCGGGTGAAGGGCGCTCCGTCGTTCACAGTCTTGGCCCCGGTCTCGTCGGCGAACGCCGTGTGGGCTGCTCCTTCGAACACGTTCCCAGACACTTCCACGATTGAGTGGCAAGTCGCCACCCGAGGAGCCAACGGGACATTCGGCCCGTATTCTGCCATCGCGGAGTTCAAGACCGTCGGCGACCCGAACGCGCTGCGCGAGCAGAAGCGCGTCATGCGGATGAATCTGGAGACCGGCAAGCCGGAGACTGCGACGGTCGGCGTGCTCCCACCGATCGGCTCGATGGTGATGTTCGGCGGTGCGGCGGCTCCGTCCGGGTGGATGCTCTGTCAAGGGCAGTCGCTTCTGCGGGCTGACTATCTGGATCTGTTCGGGGTGATCGGCACGGTGTACGGCGCGGTCGACAGCACGCACTTCAGCCTGCCGAACCTCCAGGACACGTTCCCGCAGGGCGCAGGTCCGGTAAACGTTCTCGGTGCTACGGGTGGTCAGGCCAAGATGCCGAAACACTGGCACTCGGCGGCCACCGGACCCAACGGCAGCGACGGAACCCTCGTCACTGTTTCTGCCGGTGGGCACTTCCACAACTACACCCGTCGCGCCACCACCGGCCCCGGCACCGGCGCTGCTCAGGGCGGCGGCGCCGCTCAGGCCGACGACAACACCGGCACGTCCGGCAGTGGTCACGATCACACCATCGGGGGACACACTGCTACCGAGGGATCCGGTCCGCTTCCGGATGACAACCGGCCTCCGTTCGTGACTGTGAACTACTTGATCAAGGTCTGAGATGTCGCGACTTCGGGATCGCAGCACGGGAGACTTGCTGGTGCTGATGGTAACGGCTACCGTCTGCCTCGCCATCTTCGCCAGTGGGGTGACCATCGTGATCGTGGAGATCGTCAACCCTAAGACGGACACCACCGATGGACTACAGAGCATCACGGGGATCATCAACACCATGATCGGTCTGATCGCCGGGTTCCTGGCGGGCAAGACCGGGTCGACAATGACGGCTAAGAAAGAAGACGACCCGCCGACATGATGCAGAGAGTCTACGGTAACCCGATCATCGGCTACGGCCTCGCCGGCGTCCTGATGCTCGTGGCCTTCGCCGGGACGATCGCAGTAGCCCGAGCCGACACCGGGGACTCCATCAGCGCGGTCAGCACTCCCACCCATGACACGACACCAGAGCCCGGCCCACCGGGGCCGCAAGGAATCCAAGGTGAGGTGGGTCCTCCCGGCCCTCCGGGTCGTGCTGGTGTTCCTGGGCCTCCAGGCACTGATGGTCGTACTGGTGACACTGGCGCTCCTGGGCGCAGTGGTGCTGACGGGCGTGATGGTCGCCCTGGTCCTCGTGGCCGCAGCGTGACAGGACCACGAGGTAAGCCCGGACAGGAAGGGCCACGAGGACGGCGAGGACCACCCGGCCCCGCGCAGCCTCCAGGAGCCTGTCCCCCTGGATTCACCTTCCAGGTGGTGGCTGTCCACCAGCGAGCACCGATCGACAGGGACCTCGTCATCCAGGTGTGTGTTCAAGACGGACAGTGACTAGCACGCCTGCTATGGTAAGGTCTAAGGCACTACGAGAAAGGTGGCAACATGAGCGAGCAGAATCCCGAATACGACCCGAACCTGGACGACCCGGACGACGACACCACCGGGTTCGAAGGGCCTGACGACGAGGAAGACAAGCCCTCGTGAGGACGTTCCGGTTGATCCGCGATACCGACGTCACCGGCATCTCGGGCACCGGATCCGTCGCAGAGGGCGTGGAGTTCGACGACGGCACAGTCGCGATGCGGTGGGAAGGTCCAATCCAGCAGCCGTGGGGCCTGATCGAGCCGACCACCGTTCTCCACCCCAATATCGCCAACGTTGAGCATCTCCACGGCCACAACGGACAGACACACATCGAGTGGGAGGACAAGGATGAGTAACCCGATCCCGCCGTACACGATCACCACGCCCTTCGGGAAGCCGGGCTCGTGGATGGCGGGCTATCACACCGGCGACGACTACTCCACGCATGGTAAGACCGGCGTCCCGGTCCGAGCCTCCCGAAGCGGCACGATCGACTCGGTCAACAACGCCTGGGGATCGTCCTACGGCAATCACATCGTCATCCGCCACCCGAAGGCACCGGGCGGCGCGATCAAGGTCGGCTACTGCCACCTGTCTTCGATCAAGGTCAAGGCCGGTCAGCGTGTGAAGAAGGGCCAGATCATCGGCTACTCGGGCAACACCGGGAACTCTACAGGGCCTCACCTCCACTACGAAGAGCGGAAGTCGCCCTTCGGCTACTGGAACCACCGCAAGCCTGTCTTCAATAGGGAGTGATCATGGCAAGTCCATTCCAAGGCAACGTGATACGCAACGAGCCGGTGTTGATCATCGGTCTGGTGGAGGCGATCCTGGGACTGTTCCTCGCTTTCGGGGTAGACATCAGCAACGAGGCGGTTGGCGCGATCATGGCCGTCACCACGGTGATTCTGGCAATCATCGCTCGGATGTTCGTCACGCCGGTGACCGGGCCTCAATACCCGAAGGGAGAATCGCTGTGACGGACTTCATCGTCAGGGCGATGCACGCCTCTCTCCAGTTCAGCGACACGCCGAAGCAGCAAGAAGCGGATATCACCGATCTGTTCGAGCGCGCCAAGAAGCGCGACATCTGGTGGGTCACCGGCACCGAGGCCGGTCCTGGTGCCGATCCGACCGGTCAACTCCTGCTTCGCGTGGGCAAGGCGATGGGCTACAAGGTCTGGGTTCCGAGCGAGAACGGTAAGGGTGTGGAAGGTGCCACCGACTCGTGGGTCGCGGTCGACACCAGACGCATCAAGAAGGACTCGTGGAAGACCGGCTTCGAGCCAGGGATCCCCGGCTCCAAGGCGCTCTACGCGCAGGCGGGCGTGAACGCCGAGTTCCCTCGCTGGGGACCGAAGGGCGTCGTCTGGGTGTCCTTCGCGAACGTGGACGTCGGCCGCGTCAGCGTGGCCGCTGCCCACTACCTCACGAAAGGCCGGAGTCCCAAGGGCCAGCCGATCAAGGGTGTGAACCACTACGAGTGGAACCAGAAGCTCGCCAAGGTGATCGGCGATTGGGGCCGTGAGCACGGGAAGGGCAAGGCCCTCGCCTTCTACGGTGGAGACCAGAACATCGTGGACCGCGAGGACGACACGTTCTTCGGCCAGCCGTTCACGTCCGCGTGGGATGAATTGAAGAAGTGGGAGAACACCGGCCACGGGAACATCGACGTGATCGCCTCCTACAAGGCGGACGGACGCGTGACGGCGAAGGCTGCTCGTGCTCTGGACGACAAGGAGTTCTTCCAGCACGGCGACCACTACGTCATCGAGGCCGAGTTCAGGGTGCGTCCCCTCATCTAGACCCCACCCTCGGCCCCACCGTTGTGAACTCGAGTAGGCAGCAGGGGTCGGGGGTGGCTCTCAGAGGCCCGTACAGCGTCGCGGGGCTGGCGGTGGGCACCCGTGCCCCACTACCGGCCCCGCGAGCGTTCTGAGGGCCTCTGAGAGCCGTCTACAGGGGTGTGAGCCCGGCCACACCCGCCGCAAACAGGGCCAACTCATCTGATTCTCGCTGCGCGAGGCTTTCAGCGCGGTGGAAGGCCCGGTCTGCCCAGACGTCGTGCTCTAGTTCTACCTCGGTGAGCGCGTGGTCCAGTTCCTCGAGATGCGTCGTCTTGATGAGGCACGCCGCCGTGCCGATTCCCTCGCGGACGTGGGGGGTGTCCACGTGTACCGAGGGGATATGGTGCCACGCCGCCTCCATCGCGGCCATGCCGTAGGTCTCGTACCGCGATGGGACCAGCAGCACGCGAGTCTCGGCCCAGAGTTTGCCCATCTCGTCGGGGTGCAGGCGCGGCCAGATCTCCACGTTGTCGAGTTTCTGCGCATCGTGCCAGAAGTCAGGGTCGCCGTGGGTGGGATGCGCAGGCGATTCCACGATGATGAACCTCTGGTCCCAGCGCCGTGTCGCCAGTTTGAGCACGCGAGCCGCCCCCTTGTTCACGAGAGACGAGGTCAGCGTTATCGCGTTGCCCGGCCCCTCCGGCAAGTCGGACGGACCACCGACAGGCGGGTGCAGCAGCCACCCCCTCGGGTCGTGCCAGTCCTTCCGAGCGGCCTCCGTGTTGTAGAGACGCACGGTGGCTGACGACTTCGCCCGATGCAGGTCTGCCCCGAATCGGCGTGGCGCGTGGACGGCGAGGATGGACGGGAGTTTCAACTGCCTCGCAGCCCGGATAGTGTCCATGGACAATGTCGAGTGCCCGAACAGGACAGTCGCCCCGGCGGATCTTGCGTCGTCCTTGATGCACTGGAAGGACGTACCCGTCGCTGGCTTCACCGAGACCCCGTCGAACTGATAGTCCTCGAGCGTCTTCGTGTAAACAATGGAACCCGGCACGGCGCGGAGGGTGCGGTGCGTAGACATCTCTCCGCCCATGGACCAGAGCGGCGGGTAGCCGTGGAGGAACGCGGTCAGTGTCACCGAAGGCGGCGCTTCCACTCACGGTCCTGCGTCCATTGGATGTACGCCCTCCGGTCGGCGAGGCGGAGGTCGGCGTTGCGCCCGCCCTCGGCGTAGGTGGAGTCGTGGATCTGCTCGCCCTCGGCCCACGGGTGGAGGTGCCTGATGCTGACCGGCACGAACACGAAGTTCTTCAGATACAGACCCACGTCCCTCGCCACGTTGTCCAGATACAGGTGACGGATCGTGGGTGGCGACAGGTAGCCGAGGCGGCGGTAGACCTCCGCGTGGGTGACGTAGTGCGTCGGCAGGTCGCGTCCATGCTTGTGCCGTAGGCCGTCGTCACCGTAGGCGATGCCGAGGTCGTCGCCCAGCGCCTCGACCAGCCGGGTGTCCCAATGCGGGGTCTCCGGCACTACGTCGTCGCCGAACATGCCGAGGTGCGACACCCCGTCCCGCTCGGCCCGGAAGGCGAGTTCGTTCAGGGACGCCCCGAAACCGACTCGGGGACCGTGGCGGACCGTGATGCGCCGGTACGCCCGCCCGATGACTTCGTCGTACGCGGGTGCCTGCGGGTCGTCGTAATCGAGCCGAAGGTACAAGTGCCAGTCGTCGGCAGTGTCCTCGGTGGCCGAGAGGAAGCGGTGGAGGTTATCTGGTCGTCCCCGCGTGGGGAGTAGGATCCCGAGGGTCACCTGAACATCGCTTTCTCGTAGAGTGATGCGTCCGGGAACAGGTATCTCAGCACCGGCTCCACGGCTGAACGGAATGTGTCGTCGCTGGAAGACAGCCACGCACCACGCGGGAACGGGTCGCTTCGACGCATCAACTTCGGGTCATGGTGCTCCACTCCGTCCAGCCCTGACAAGGCCCCGTACAACGTCCTCACGTGAATGGCGTCGGTCGAAGCGTTCTTCGCCAACCGCAGCGCCTCCCGCATCTCTGCCTTGCAGACAACCAGTGGGAGGTGAACGTCGTAGCACATCGCGCCCGCCAGCAGTCCGCGCCCTCCCATCATCGCGGCTGTCTGGAGTAACCCCTTCCCCCACGGCGTCCTGATCTTGACGTACTTCTCGAGTAGGGGCTCCAGCGGGCCACGGTGGTAGAGCGGCACGGTGCCGACCGGGTGCATCGCGAAGAAGTCGTCGTTCCAGAGTACGAAGGGGTCGCTCACCTCTGGGGTGTTGCACGCGGCTGCGATATGGCTCCGGGTGGAGGAGTACGGGGTCCCACACTGCGCTCGCTTCTGGTGAGTGACGGCGGTGAAGTCGATCCAGGTGGGCGCGCCGCCGAAGATCCACACGCGGTCGTGATCCACGTTCGCCAGCGTGCGGAGGGAGTACCGGAGTTCGGGGTTGTCCCCGTTTCGGCACACGTAGACCACGTCCATCAGAGGAGGTCTGCACCTTCGCCGTACACGGTCACCCCGGTGTCCTTCTCGACGGCTCGTGCGATGACCCCGCGCTTCGCCAACTTCTGGACGTAGGTGGCAGGGTTCATCAGGTTGATCCCGGCGTGCCCGGTCTCCCAGGAAGCAGTCATCTGGTGCCAGTATTCGATGGTGACAAACGTCGGATGGTCCATCAGATCATCTCTTCCGCACGGAACTCGACCAGGAGATCCTCGTACTCCTCGCGGTGTCGGTCCCGCAGCGCGGCCAACGCCTTCCGCCGGATCTTCTCACCAGCCCGATTGCGGGATAGGCCAGTCCTGCTCCGGTACTCCCGGATGTACTCGTTGATCGCCGCACGACAGTCGTCGCACGGCGGCTCGCTCAGGCGGCGATGAGCGTAGTACCCGCTTCTCGTGCCGTGGTTGATCGTCACAGACATAGCACCTCTTCCGTGTGGACGATGAATGCAGCACCTCGCAGGATGATGAACGGGGTAGTCTGGAACAAGGAGGGATCGGCACCGGACGGGGTGACGCCTCCATCCGCGAACTCGGCGAACATCTCAGCCCGAAGCCGGATTTCCTGGAGGGCCTGGATCCCCTCGTTGTCGGTGTCGGCCTCGGTGCTCCAAGACACCCACACACCAGCCTGGACGTTGTCGACGACCACTGCTCCGGGGATACGGGCGGCAGCATCTGCCGCCATGAGCCCGTCCGGCAGCGCAAGAAGTGCGGTGTAGGTCGTCATCAGTCTACGTCCGCTCCGCGGTACTCGGTGCCGTGGGTCTCTTCGTACCAGACATCGCGGGCGATGGGCGTCACTCGGAGGATCAGCTCGCCTATGAAGTCCACCTTCTCGTCGGTGATGTACGTGTCGATGTTGTTGCAGTAGAGGTTGAAGTCGTCGACGATGTCCACGATGGCGATGTCCGCCGCCTGCCCCACGGTCTCCTCTTCTTCTGCCAAAGCCACGGCCAGCCCCTGATTCACGTTCTCCGGGCTCGCCTCACAGCCGAGGAGCCAGCAGTGATACTTGCTCGCGTAGACCAGGAGGTCGATCAGGGTGTCCGCCGAACTGTCGTACTCATCGCCGACCCCCAGCCGGTCCACCTTACGAGCCATGTTCGCCAGAATGGAGAGCTTCTCGCCCCGCTTCATCCACGAGTTCCCGTACGACGCGTGCTTCTTGGCGTGCAGGTCGGTAACGAAGGCGTAGAACGCCCGTGTGCGCTCGTGCGCGGCTAGGTTGTGGGTTACCCCCGGCGCACCGCTGGACGACGCTGTACGGGCCTCTGAGAGCACGCTGGCAGGGGTCCTGGCTATGGCTGCTGCCAACGCCGTGCGCCGGAGCATCTGGAGCCAGTGGTCCTCGCGCTGCCAGAAGTACGCAATCGCCGCCGCCCAGGACTGGAACAGCGGCTCCTCGATCTCACCCAGACCCTCCAGCGTGGCCTCGCCCTTCCGGCACAACGCCTCCCACTCGAACCAACGGTCGATGTAGATGTCCACCCACTCCAACGTCCGATCCACCGCGTCCGGTATCTGGAACGGAGTGATCGCCCACGGGTCGGCCTCGTACTTGAGACGACTGGCCTTGTCCCAATGCCGGTCATAGAGATGCAGGCTGCCGATGTTGAACGTCAGCGTGCCCACGGCGATGCCGAGCAGGTGGGCCACAATCTCCTGGATGGTGCTCCACTCGAATGCGTTGATGCCCGACCAGCCCCACATCAGGTCGTTCGACCGCACGGTCACCGTCATGTGCAGGGCACCGAGGCGACTCTGGAACTGGAGAAAGTCGTTGCAGGGAATGTCCTTACCCGGCTCCGTATCCACGGCAGGGTCGTAGATCGCGATCACCGCACGCCGGGACAGTGGGTCGGCCTGAAGTACGTCCACGACGTAGGCGAGTTGATCAAGCCGGTGTCCGTTGAACAAGGTCAAGTCGCGGATCCGCGGGCCGTAGCCGCCCCTCCACGTCTCCCCGTCGTCGCTGTAGTCCTTGGCGCGTGGGAGGTAGGCGCTCAGCCACTCGATGTCGTTGCGCCCGGCCAGCACCCACATCGTCTCAGCAATCTGCGCGAAGACGTTGGCCTTGCGGTTGAGAGTGAGGATCTCCCGCCGCTGCGGGTCGGTCAGCACGATCTGGGTGTTCAGGAATTCCTTCACCCGCCCGTTCCTGCTGCCGACCTCGTCGCCGACGTCCAGGATACGAGAGCAGATGAATGGGAGCGCCTCGCTTGCCGTGGCGAACGTGTATGTCTGGGTCATGTGTCACCTTTCTCTAGGGGCGTTGCCGTACCCCTAGCCTAGCAGGCAGGCTAGGCTCGTGGTGGTCGGGTGTTCCACTACCACCATCGGGGGATAACGGGGACCGGCTGAGCGCCGGGGTGCGAGGGCTGGTACGTCGTCTTCTTGCGGGGGGCGACGAGTTCTCGCGCGTACTTGCTGAACTCGCAGAGAGTGTTCTGCACGTCCATCAGCGTGAGGGAGCGACCGACCAGCCTAACGGAAGGATGATCCATCCAGTCGAAGGCGAGGTCGTAGATCACGTCCTCCGGCTTCTTGGCCGGGTAGAGCAGCGCGGCACCACGGCGAGCACCGGGGCCAGCCACGATGAACGACAGGTCCGGCTCCGCGGTCTGGAGGTAGCCCCAATCGGTGAGGATCTGCATCGAGAGGAACGGCCCGAGACCAGGGGTGGACCGCAGCACGTCGAACCGCTCGTCCTGAGTGGTGGCGTCCAGGAACGCCTCGGCCCTCTCCCTGACGAACAGGGCCGTCAGGCGTAGCGCCCCGCTCACTTTGTCGTTCGCGGTTCCGGGCTCAGGGACGATGATGTACGCCCCGCTGAAGATGCGATTCCCACTCAGCCGGTGCGCGTCGAGAATCTGGAACAGGAATGCCGACGAGTGGGTGAAGTCATTGGCGGTGGGGTAGCGTCCGTGCGCGGCCCGCATCGCGTACCACGTAGACGGCAGGTTCGTGATCCGGTAGAAGACCAGCCGGGCGATCACGGTCACCGGGTCCTCGTTGTCAAGGTCGAACACGAACTGCGAGCCGGGGTCGAGGACGCGGAACATATTGGTGAACTTCCGGTTCGCCAGCACCACGTCGTGAGTCCACGGCTGGGGCTCGCCCATCTGGCGGGCGCACCAGATGTTGTGCCGCTCCACCACCATCCCTCGGTAGAGGTCCATTGTCTCATCGCTCATCGCTAATGCCCCGCTCTGTACCAGTCATGAGCGGGCTTTCCGCTCGTCAATGGGAAGGGAACTTCCCGGAACTTCGTGGTGAAGCAGGCCTCGGCCTTCGCCTTCATCGCCTCATGGTTGCTCTTGGGGAACGAGAAGACCACGGCGTCGTGGACTGTGATCTTCAAGTAGCAGAGCAGCCCCGCATCCCGGCACCGGATCATCCCGTCCACCAGGAGTTCGCGGGTGCCGTTCTGACCGAACAGCGCGGGCGATTGCGTGTACTCGCGGCCCGGCTCCAGGTAGAGCACCCCACCCCATGCGTTCTTCAGAGTGCCGGTCTTCCCTTCCTCACGAGAGCGCTTCATCCACCGAGCCACCGACGGGTAGGTGCTCCCGAACCTCTTGATCACCTCGTGGCCCTGGGACACCGGGATGCCCACCGTCTCGCTGACCCGCTTGCCTCCCGCGCCGTAGGGGATGGCATGGGTGACGTCTTTCGCGATCTGACGGTACTTCTTAGGGTCTTCGTCCAACTTCGCCCCGAAGCACCATCTCGCTGTTTGGATGTGAGCGTCGAACATCGGGTTGGTCATGTCCCGGAGATACCGCTTGTCGCCGCTGTACGCCGCGACCACGCGAGCGTCAGCCGCGGAGAAGTCCATCTCGTACAGGACGTGGTCCTCGTCGTCCGCCACGAAGTAGGACTTCTCAATCGCGCCGGGGCCGTGCGCTGTCCAGACGGACAGGCCGGGGGCAGACACCGAGAACCGCCGTGACCGCTGAAGTGAGGTGATCTCCGGGTGGACGAACTCATCGTCCTGCACGTTGTCCAGCGCGAGTTGTGCCAGCGACCGCTGACCCAGCAGTTCGCCGAGCGCCTCCCCCATCTCCTCGTTCGCGGTGCCTACGGTCACGGACTTGATCGCGTCACCGGACAGGGACGGTGCGCCCTTCTTCGTCTTGGGCAGCCTTTTCGCGTCCGGCCCCAGGATGTCGAGGATCGCCTGTTTCCCCGCGTTGCTCCGCCACGGCTGCTTCCCCGTCATCGGGAACCCGTGGTCCAGCGCGAGGTCCACGAGCAGGGCGTTCTTCCGGTGCTGGAGTTCCTCCACCCGCGCCTCGGCCACCGCCCGGTCCACGCGGAACCCGTTACGGCTGATCTGCGCGTTGATCGCTGCTACCTCCTGCTCACGCCACTCGTAGTCCGTGGGCTCGGCAACGCTGAACATGGCCCGCGCCAACTCCCGATTCGCCACCACGTCCTGTCGCGCATAGTCGCGGTACTCGTCGTCCATGGGGATCTCGCCTATGTCACAACCGTGGCGCTTCGCCATCTCTTTCAGGTTGCCGTGCTTCCCCGGGATGCCGAAGGTGAAGCAGGTGTTCTCGAGCGAGTGGAACGCCAGCGCGGACCCTGGCGAGTTGGAGAGTTGGGTCACACCCTTCGCGTTGAGAAAGCGGTCGGGCGCGGGGGTGACGCAGGTTGCGTGGACGAAGGTGTCGAACACCGGAAGGTGGAGGGCCTCGTCGCCCATCAGGTAGGACAGGTCGTAGGTGTGGATCTGGTGCCCGATGATCAACCGGGCCGACCGTAGCGCCTCGATCACCTCGTCGAAATCCTCGGTGAGCACTACCTCACCCTCGCCCCATGCGTACTGACCCAGCCGGAAGAAGTCACGGGGATGGGTGTTCCAGCGGTGCTCCGACCCCAACGTCTCCGTATCCAGGATGAGAACGTCGTCGTCGAACAGGTGCAGGTCCATGCCGAACGCCTGCTTCAGCGCGAACCGGACGTAGTACTGAGCGTTCGGGTAGCCGACCTCCTTGCGGAAGCCCTGCCCGTCGTTGCCGGCGATCCAGACCGTGTCGTGGAACTGCTTCGGGCCGAGAGTACGCACGGCGGCGTTCTGGTCCTGGAGGTCAAACGCAAGATCGGCGTCCCCCTTGGTGCGGGTCACCCGGAGCGGGCCACCCAGGACAGCGGTGGACGCCGTGCGGATGATGGATTTTGCCGTGTCCGAGAGGGTCACGCTGTTGATCTCGAGTGTCGTGCTCACTCCAGGTCTTCTCTGGTCAGCCCGCACCAGATGCAGAACATCGACGCCCGGTTGCTGTCTGCGCCGTCGTACTGGCAACCATCTTCCAGACAATCATGTTGGTCGCTCATACTGCTCTCCTCTCAAACGGAAGAGCAGCCGGGGCGGGGGAGAAAGGCTCGCCCGATCATCATGGGCTGTCGTTGGGGGGCAACTCCCCGCGGACTGAACGACCCCGCCCCGGCTGCGGTCTATGCTACCTGACCTTGGCTCAGATCAGGTCGTCCTCGTCGACCTCGATGTCGGCGAAGTCCTCGTCCGGCGTGGACGTGGTGCCGCCGAAGCTCTCGTCGTCACGAGCCTTCATGATGTTGTTCAGGAAGAACGAGACACCCTTGCTCTCGTTGTCGTACGCGAATGACGTGACGCTGAGGTAGGCCCAGCATCCCGAGTAGACCTCGCTCGCGTCGAGGATGGGCTGGCGGTCGATGTCGACCAGACCCACCTTCTTCTTGGACCGGCAGTTGAGGAGGAAGTGCCCCTCGTTCTCCGGGTACTTGTCGAGGTCGGTGTCGTCGCCGTCCTGGAACGCGATCTTCAGGTTGCGCGGGATCTTGCCGCCCCACTTCGCGGTCTTGCCGTAGTCCTTGGCCTCCTCGATCGCCTCTTCGATCTGGGCGATCTGCGCCTTGTCCTTCTTGGGGATCAACGCGCTGGTGCGGAACATACCGTCCTCGTCCGGCAAGAACGTGAACGTCAGCCGCACCGGCTTCTTCGTAACTACCTTCGCCATCAGGCTTCTCCTTCATCGGTGATCAACGCAAAGTCACTCTTCGCGTCGTGAATAGCGTCGGCCGGTGGCCGAGGATCGCTATCCTTGGCAAGGGACAGGCGTCCCTCACTCTTGACCAGCAGGTCACCCAAGACCTGTTGGAGTTCTTCGGACGACCCTGCCAACTTCTCCAGTTGACCGAGGGTCGCGGGCTTGCGGCTGAAGACCTTGTCGGGCGGGTAGCCCTCTTCGAGCAACCGATCCACCGCCGCCTCGTTGTCGGTGATACCGCGACGGCCACCGCTCCGCACGACCTTGAAGCCGGGCACCGACCCATCCTTCTCGTAGGCCCGCTTCAGCGCGGTGTCCTCAATGTCGGTGATCCACCGCTTCAGGTGTGACGTTCGGTCGTAGGCGTCGGCCAACTCCTCGCCAGTAAGGATGTTCGGGTCACCGAAGTCCTGCGCCAGCATGAACCGCGTGCGCGGGACGCACTCCCCGGCGATGGGGCAGAACCGGCACGCATCCTCGCTAGGGCCGAACGGCGCATCGTCAGTCAGCGCGAGCAGCGCGATGGGCCGGATCTCGTCCCGCCACTGTACGAGTTCTATCCGCGTCAGCGTCTCTTCGGACAGGTTGTTCATCCGGGGCTGCCAGATCGTGTTCGTGATCTCCCTGATGGTCAGCGGGTCCTTGACCAGCGTCTCGAGCGCACCCACCCCGTAGAGACGAGCCTGACTGTTCTTGATCGCCGAGACCCGGATGCCCGCGCCGTACTTGATGTCGATCACGCGGATGCGATCGCTGTAGAGGATGATCGCATCGGCGGTGCCCCAGCATCCTGGGATGCCCGTGTCCACGACGACCTCCAGGAAGAGTTGGGCACCCTCCTCCTCGGCGAGGTACTCCTTCAGCAGAGTGATCCACTTCTCGACGTAGATGAGTTGGTCCTCGTGCCAGTCCTCCTCAGTCTCGAGCGCCCACTCCAGGTAGCCCACCGCGTAGTCGCTCGGCTCCTTGTCCAGGATGCGCCGAGAGGCCACGACCTCGCAGAGCGTGTGGAACTGAGTGCCCTCTCGGGCGTACACGCTGTCGACCTGCGGAGGCAGATCCCGTACCATCCGCACCGAGGCGGGGCACTGAATCCACCTGCCGCTGGCACTCGGGCCGAGGATCGCGTGGCCGTTGTCCGTCACCGCTACCCCTCGTCCAGGAACTTGATCGTGTTGTCCACTTCGGGGCCTACCACCACGCGCACGTCTCCCGTGAAGTAAGGGATGGCAGGCGGGTCCAGATACTCCATGACATCCAACGTCGCTTCCGGGTTGGGCAGGTCCACACTGATAACGAAGAGCGCCTTCATATCAAGTCCTCCAGGTCGGCTTGGACATACTTGGCGAACTGCATCTCCAGCACCGCCCGCCACTGGTTCCCGTGCTGCTCGTAGAACTCCTTGATCTCGTCACGCGTCGCCAGCCGGTCAAGCCGAGCGTCGTCGTTGATGACGGCGATCTGCTCGCGATGGGCATCCGTGAACTCGTCTCGGAGGTAGACGGCTACCTTCACGGCAGCGCCTCGAAGAACGCCCGCACGTTGTCGGCGTTCAGTTCGCGGACCCGACCTGCGCCAGCGGCGTCCAGCGCCTCGCGCACCTTCGCGGCCTCACCAGCGGCCACCATCTCGGTCGCCTTCTTGACGGCCAGCGCCAGGAGGTCCTCGTCGGAGGTCTCGTCGGGGTCCTCGCCCAGGACGTCGTCATCCTCGACCGGCTCCTCCGCCATCGGCTCCGGCGTGGGCTCGGCCTTCTTCGCCGCCGCCTTCTTGGCCGGTGCCTTCTTAGGCTCCGGCTCCGGCTCCGGCTCCGGCTCGTCCTCGAAGGTCTCCGCCACGGCACCGAGACTGAAGGAACCTCCGGCCAGCAGCCCCAAGACCTGACGGTCCAGGTCGCTGATTTCCTCGGCGGTGTTGATCGAGATGTGCATCAGTTCTCCTTCGTGAAGTATTCGACCACGGCTGGCCGAACAGGTGTGTCGTTACCCTCTTCGTCACTCGTCCCCAGGATCAGGGCCGTGCCGAAGAGTTGCATCTCGGCGAACCCCAGGATGTGCTGCGCGAACAGGGTCGCGGAAGGGTTGAACGGGAGCCGCAGAAGCAGGCCCTCCTCGTTCACGTACATCGTCGCCACCCTGCCGAACACACCCTCGATGTAGCCGCCAACGACGGCCTGGAAAGCGCCGAGGCTGCTCTCGATCTCGGTGTCTCGGACGGTGCCGTCGGGGTCTACGATCACGGCTCTGATAGTCGCCATCTGGCTTCACCTTTCTCTGGTCCACCGAGGATGTCCCCCGGCGCGTTGCCTATGCCTAGCCTAGCGGGTGGGCTATCCTCACGCTAGGGCTGGCGTCCATCAGTTGCACTAGATGAGCGCCTTCATCTCAGATCCGCGGACATAGTCCGCCACCATCTTGTCCAGAGACACGCCTGTCGTACGGGTGAAGGAGTTCAGGCTGCCGTTCTTGGTGATCGACGCCTTGAACGACAGGCCGCTCTCCTCGACGAACGGGCGCAACTTGAACAGCGCCTTCGCATCCTCCTGGTTCCGGTACACGTTCCTCTGGTCGACAGGGATGTCCTCGAAGTCGTAGATCGTGGAGTCGTCGTTGCCGGTGATGTCCCACTTCGTGGCACGGATCCACTGGAGCCGACCCACCGTGTAGCCGAGGATGTTGTTCACCAGCGCGCCCGCCTTGTCCACGCCCGCGGAGTAGTTCAGCACCCCGAGGTCCTCGAACACGCCGAGCACCTCGTCCAGCCTGGAAGTCTTCCATACGACGTGATCGTTGAATACGGACGGGAACCGCTCGATGGTGAGTGGAGTGAAGTGCGGGACCACCTCGTTCGGCTTCGGGAAGAACAGGCGGGACGACACCACCAGCATGGACTGATCGCCGGGGAACCACGTGTCCACGTTGTCGTCGATGAATGAGAGGCTCTCGTACGTGAGGGCACCCCGCCAGTCCGGGTCGTCCGGTACGTTCTTCTTCGAACGGATGCGGTACGAGTTGCCCGACGGCTCGATCGGGGTCAGGTAGGTGACATCGTCATCGAGAAGGACGACGTAGTCGTGGCCGTCGAGGAGCGCGAGGTCACACCCTGTCCTCAACTGCGCGAGGAGGTTGTCGTGCTTCGTGCGGACCCACGTGTCCCCCTCCACGTACCCGTCGAGCACGGTGCCGCCCCCTTGATCGAGCACCACCACCGACCCGTGATCCGCGTTGTATCTCGCACACGCGATCGCAGCATGGTTCTTCCGCTGCGACGTGGTTGAGATGACCGTCAGTACACTCATTCGTCCTCTTCTCCATCTGGGTCGACTACGATGTCGCCCTCCTCCAGTTCCAGAATCAGTGTCTCCGTGGCGAGTTCACGCTGCTCGTCAGTCAGCCCCAGCACCTCCATCACGCGCTCCAGCGCACGACTGATCATGTCGAGTTGCCGTGCCTCGATCTCCACCCGCGCCTGCTCCATACGATCGGTGTGGTCCAGGCCAAACACTCGAGCGCGGCGCTCGGTGATCTTGAGAGCCGTCTCGACGTGCTTCCACGATCCCAACTTGATGCCGTCCTCGAGAGAGCGCATCAGCATCTGCTGGGTCGCCAACTCCTCCTCGATGAACTGCGAGTAGGATTTCTGGCGGTTCTTCTGCCACCGGATGCGGATCTGCTCCAGGTCGCTCTTCACGACGCCTACGCTGACCCCCAGCCGCTCCGCGATCTTCTCGGGGCTGAACCCCAGCAAGGTCAGTTCGGCTACGAACTCAAGCCGGTCATCACGCGCTGACACGTTCGCGTTCCTCTCGCTCACGGAGCCGCTTGTCCCAGATGGTTCCGGAGATCACGACTTCTCGCACACCGTTGATCTCGCGCCGTGTGATGAAGGTGTGGATCGCGAGGCCGTCCCACATCAGGTCGGACGCTTCGGGCCAGTGATACACCTCGTCCCAGGGAGACCACGTCTTCGGCCCCACCTTCTCAAGATGCCGCCTGATCGACTTGTATCGCCGGAGCATGGCGCTCCTGTTGATCGGCGCATCCCGGAGCCAGAGGTCCACCGCCCGCTGCCACCGCACGTCCTTGTCCACCGTGGCCGTGTCGATCGGCATGGTAAGGAGGTGGGACTCCATGCCGGGTATGTCGTCACCGATCATGCGACTCACCCACGCCCCGGTGTCGTTCACGCAGTAGAGATACGGCCCCGGATCCTGGGTGCCGTCCTCATTCATGGTGACGCTCACCGCGAGACTGTGCGTCCCTAGCGCGTTGAAGTCATCACGGTCGATAAGTCTCACTTCTTCAACCTCGCTTTCTTCTCTACCTGTCTGGGTGTCTCGTGCATCTCGACCTCGATGGTCTCGTCCTTGGAGAGCGCCTCCCACACCGAATCCGTGTACTCCTCCCGGTCACGGTGGGCCAGTCTCAGGTCGCGCCCGAACACCCACTCACCGCCCGCCGCGACGATCTTGTCCCTCGTGACCTTGAGAAGCCGTGTCAACCTCTCCTGACCGACCTCGTCACGTACACGCTCCTCAGTCCTGGCCTGGAGTTTCTTAGACAGGAAGTTCTTCTCGGCCACTACCCTCTCACACTCGACCTGGACCCGCCTGCTCGCGGCTACGATCTGGTCTGCGATCTCCACGTGCTCGTCCTCAATGCGGACTGACTCGTGTAAGAATGCGATCCCCGCTGCTACCTTCAACCGGAGGAGGTTCTGGTGGCCGAAGCGGCTCATCTCACCGCCCTGCGACGTCTCGAGGCTGACCTTGTGGTCGTAGTCCAGCAACTCCTCTTTCAGCCACTTCGGGTAATCCACGATCGGATCGAAGAACTCGAAGTGCATCAGGAAGTCGGAGTTCCAGTTGAGTGGTTCGGGGGACGGGGGTCGCTCGTTGGGGTGCAGCGCAGTCTTCGGGTCGGTGACGTTCACCCAGATGAACCGCTGCGGGGTGCCCGCATCCCGCCCCGAGAGCAGTGGCTCTGCGCGGGCGGGCTGAACACCGATCACGATCTGGAAGTTGTACGTCCGGGCGTGCAAGGTCCGGTCCAACTCCTTTCTCGCGTTCGTAGAACCCGTCAAGCCGCCTGACAAGAGAGTACGGAGCTCTGCCATGAGCGTACTGCCCTGATCCTTGGTCAATGCGCCGAGTTTGTCGATCTCGTCGACTATGAAGATGCGTCGTGGCTCTGCAATGAGTCGATTCTCGCCGGCATCCGCGTCCCAATACAGGTATGACTGGACCAAACCCTGCCCGGTGGACGGGATCTTGGTCTGATCCTTCTGATCTCGCCCTAGCACCGCCGCACTCTCGTCGGAGAAAGTGGTCTTGCCCTGACCGCTGGCCCCGACCATCGCCACGCCGAGATTGAGCGGGGCACGAGAGCCGATAGCCCCGTCCCGGACACCGGGGAGGCACACACCTGGATCTACCTCGACCAGGACACGCGTGAGCACCACGGCGAGCAGAGCCAGCCGGTTCCGGCCCATCGCGTCTGCCGCCTGCGCGATGTTGCGGAGTTGCGGCGTGCGGGACCAGATGTCGATCTCCGGTTCCGGCTCCACGTCCTCAAAGTCCCGCTGCGCGTTCTTGGTCGGGGTGGTCTCCGGCAGCACCGGCCCGGTCTCGTCGGCGTACTGCCGGGCCGACCGCACGCTGGCGTCGAACTCTTGTCGCGTGTACGCCTCGTCCGCGGGGACACTCTGTGCCGCGTTGAAGAGACTGTCCAGCACCAGATCCTCGTCCAGTGCTCCAGCGTCTGCGAACCGGAGAAGCATGGGCATCAGGTGAAAGACCGCCTCGTTCCGCCCGGCGAACTCGTCCCTCTCGTTCAGGTGCAGCACAGAGTTCACCGCGGACCCGAGGATTTCCGCGGCCCGTTCCTTATCCTCAGCCGAAGCCGTGTAAGCCTCGGAGCCGGTCGCAGGAGGGGTGGGTGGGGGGTTGGCCCGCCCGTTGGCTGCGGGAGTCTCAGAAGTACCGTGCTGGCCGTCCAGCCACGTGTCCACGGGCAGGTACGGCGCGCCCGCGTTGGCCGACATCCAGAAGTACGTCGACGGGTCTGCGCTGGACGGACTCCACATGAACCGCTCCGCCTGCGCGGTGGTCTTGTCAAACCGGTCCCCGTCCAGCCGGTTCATCACCGTCCAGGTGAGTTCCTTGTACTCGTTAGGGGTGATGCCTCGCGACAGCGGAATGATCAGCCGGTAGCGGTGCGCCTCGGGGGTGTGCCTCCACGTCGTGTGGATCAGGTAGGGCGTGTCCAGGAACTCGAGTCCCACATCGGTCGGGAAGAGCGCGTTGGCATAGTCCGCGTCTAGAGTCAGGAAGAACCGCTGCTCCACCGTGCGGATGGTGCGTCGCCCATGCTCGAGGGTGCCGCCCACGTAAGGTCGGACCTCCTTGCTCGCTGCTGGCTTCTCAGGGCAGAGCCACTCAACGAAAGACGACCACGACTTGTCGTGTACCTGAGACCAAGTCGCGGTCGTCCGATTGCGCCCCGTTGACCAACTCAGGGTCGGGGCATCGGGTGCGGGCACCGGCATCGACATCACTTCGCCGTCAGGCCCTGGACGTATGCCTTGGCTTCGGCGGTTCCGTGAAACGCGACGCCCATCTCGTTCTCGATCAAACCGTTCCCCACGATCACGGCGACCATGCCCCCGCCACTGAGGGAGACGATGGAGTAGAGCGTGCCGTTGTGCTCCATGCCCAGCATCACTTCGCTGTCGTCGTACATACCCGCGAACCACGGACTGTCGTTCGTCGACTCGAGGGTGATGGTGTTGCCGTCGCCATCGTCGTACGCCTGATCGAGGATCCAACGGTTCGCATCGCTGATGGACACGAGGCACGACGCTTGGAACCGACTGGCGATGATGTCGTCGATACACGCCCGGAGGCCCCCGATCACGAGGGCCTCCTGCACGCTTTTCCACTCTTCGTTGGACATCGACGTCACAGCGTGCTCCTCGGGGGGTAGTGGGCGGTCAGGCGGAAGTGCCGAGTTCGGTGAGCACCATCTCGAGGCTGGCCTCGTGGTCCCGCTTGTCGCGGCGCAGGCCCTCGTTCTCGCGGACCAGACGCTCATTCTCAAGCCGCTGCTGCTCGATCAGGGCAGTGTTCTCCCGATCGGCCTGCATCTGGCGTGCGGCCCACCCGGAGATGAGGGCGAGAGCCGCCACTAGAAGGATGATGACGATGATCATTTCTTGCCTTTCTGTTGTCCCGCCGAGGACGTCCCCCGGCGCGTTGCCAACGGCTAGCCTAGCGGGTGGGCTGTCCTGTGAGTAGGGCTGGCCTCAGTCACTTTGGGGTAGACTTGCACCAGTGTCTCCGCGTCCACGATGACTCCGTAGGCCAGAGTGCAGTCGAACGCATGGTAGGACTTCATCACGTCGGCGATGCATCGCCAGCCCGAGTCCCGGATGACCACGCCGTCGTCCAGTAGGATGGCGAGCTCCCTCACCGCTTCCCCCTCTTCAGCACTTCCAGGAGTGCGTCCTGTCGGGTGATGCGGCCCTGCACTACGTCGAGCACCTGCTCGTCCACGGTGTCGTTCGCGAGGATGTGATGGACAGCCACCACTGGCGACGGCTGCCCCTGACGGACCAGTCGCCCGGTGCCCTGGACGTACTCCTCGCTGGACCACGTCATGCCGTACCAGATGAGTAGGCTACCGCCATGTTGAAGGTTGAGCCCGTGACCCGCGGACGCCGGGTGCGCGAGGAGGATGGGGATGTTGCCCCGGTTCCATCGCTCGACTGAGTTCGGCGTCTTGATGTCCACCGCCCCGTCCAGGTGGAGCAGCCTGCGCCGGTCCTCCTGGAAGCGGTAGAAGATGAGGGCCGGGGCACCCTGCGCGTCGTCGAGGATCTCGTGGATCATCTCCATGCGGAGCATGTGATGGTGCGTGATCTCAGCCTCGTCTGACTCCTCCGCACCCACCAGTCCGCTGTGATACATGAAGCCGCTGGCGATCTGGCTCAACTTGTTCGTCTTCGCGGCGGCGTGCTCCACGCTGGCGAGGGTCTCCCCGATGTCAGCCACGAAGTCCTCGTTCATCTTGTCGTACGCTTTGCGAGCCGCAGCCGGGAGATCGAAGCGGTGGTAGACGTCGTTCTGCAAGGGCATCTTCACGTTGCTCTTGTCGACCGAGACGCAGAGGTCCTTGACCAAGCCCTCGATCGCTTTCTGGGAGCCGCGTCGCAGCGTCCAGTTCGTGATGATCCCGTTGGGCAGGCGCTTCCCCGGCGCGAAGTAGTGGGTCCGGTAGGCCGTGAGAGTACGCCCCAGCCGAGCGCCCCTGTCCAGGAGATACACCTGAGGCCAAAGGTCGAGCAGGCTGTTCGGGGTGGGCGTGCCGGTCAGGCCCCAGACGTAGGGCATGTTCTTCACCAGTCGGTTCGCGTGCTTCCACCGCTGCGACGCCCGGTTCTTGAAGCCGGACAACTCGTCGAGGATGACCGTGTTGTACCTCGGCTTCTTCCTGCTGATCAGGTCACCGCCGAAGGTGTCGCGGGTAATGATGTGGATGTCGGTGTCCTCCCGGAGCCGAGCCTGCCGTTGCTCGGGGTTGCCGCGGATCAGGCTGTACGTCAGGTCGGGTCTCCACTTGGCGATCTCCACAGGCCACACCTCCTCGGCCACCTTCTTCGGCGCGACGACTAGCACCGGGAAGTGGACCTCAGTCATGGCCGACAGACAGATCGCAGTCTTGCCGAGGCCGGGGATCAGGAACAGTCCGGCTCGAGGGTGCGCGTGCAGGTGAGCCACCGCGTCCACCTGATACGGGTGCAGCCGCGGATCCAGCGGGTGATGCGGAACGGCGGCGACATCCAGCGCGAGTTGGAGCGCATCCATCGGGTCGATCAGTGGTTCTCTCACAGCGGACGTGTGCTCAACCACGTTCGCGCTCCAGTAGACGAGCCGCCGATAGTAGCCTTCGAGCGGCTTCCCGAAGTACGGCGGGGTCGTCAGTAGTGGAGCCGTAGGTGATCGGGCCACCGTTGCTCACTGTCACGGAAGCCACCACCCCGTAATCGCTCTTAGGCTTAGGTCCGATGGCGACCTTCACGTCAAACCCACCCACGATCCCGCAACTGAGCCAGAACCGCTTCGGATTGACCACGACGACAGGCGGTCCGTACTGGCTGCGATAATGCGTTCGTTCAGTCTCGCGCATCGACGTGGCTCCGCTCGTGGCCGCAGTATCCCCGCTCGTCGAGCGGCCTATCGCAGAACGCGGACTCGCCCCCCTTGATGACGGTGGCCTCGCACCGGGGCGCGCAGTCGCAGACTCCCTCGGTGTGCTCGTTGATCCCGTAGTCGCAGTTCCGGCAGACCATGAACACCATCGGCTCGCCTTCTTCGTCGAGGCAGGATACCTCCACGGGCACGCCCTCGTCCTGGCCGCACGATGGGCAGTGGCTCATCGGACAATCACCTCCTGTGAGTTACGGATCTCGATGCGGGTCATGTCCCCACCGGCGAGCCTACGGGCTGTCGCCATCACACGCCGATCGACCTTCACCACGCGGGTAGTGACTGCGCGTCGGGTGGGCGCGGCCCGCCTGCGCCTCGGCTGGTCGATGGCGGCTGCCTTCTGTACCGTCTTCTCGTGCAGGCTGGCGTCCCTTGACATCTTCTTCACTCCTCGATCCTATCTGCATAGTGGGCGACGATGTTGGTCTCCTCGTCGCCGTCGGTGCCGACCCACTCGGCCTTACCTGCCTCGATCATTGCGTTGACCTTCTCCCGCGTGGTGTGACGATACGACTTGCCGTCCACCGTCTGGAGGAAGTAGATGTTCTCGGTCATCGTCTGTACCACCGGGAGAACTTCCGTTCCTGGACGAAGCCCTCCTTGACGAGGAGTTCGCGACGAAGTACCGACTTGCGCCCGGTCAGTACGTTCAGGGGCGGCGGCTTGTCCAGCAGCAGGTTGATCGCCGTGGGGCTGGGGGCCTTGTTCGGCTCGCGCCGGAGGCACTCGTAGAACGCCCACTTGAAGCGGGCCTCCTCACCCCCGGCCCGTCGCCCCCGCAGGTTCTCAGGCATGGTCTCCATTCTTCTCTTCCTCCTTCTTCCCGTATCGGTCCATCGGGTGGGTCCCGTTGAGGATGTACTCGGCGAGGTTCACGAGGTCCGTGGTGTCCGGCGGGGTGGAGCCCCCGAACGGACCAGTGGTCTTGACGCCCACCGCCTTCGCCGCCTGGAGTGCCTCCACTCGGGCGATTTGCTGGTCACTCAGGTGCTCGGTTGTCATGATCCTAGTTCCTTCCTTCCGTACAGATTGGCACTCTTCGCGGCAGACCGGCCCGCGTCGGCTGCCCCGCCGCTCCAGGAGTTCGTGCTGCTTCCCTTCCAGGAACCCTTCACGCCTTGACGCTTGAACTCGTGGAAGACGTAGTCCCTCACCTCGACGGCCTTCTCCCGCAGGACGAGTTCGGTGCTCACGCTGGCGTTGCCGTCGGTGAGTTCCAGTGTCTCCACCACGTCGCGCTCGGCCTGCCTCACCGCCTCCCTCAGCCGCTTGCCCACCTCCCACGAGAAGTTCTTGCAGAAGGTGATCCGTGCGCTGACCGTTGCCGCCCCGGAGACGCGGTGCTCGGGGGACCGGAGATACTCATCCGCGGCCTCGAACATCATGGGCGTGACGCGGGTGAGCATGAGCTCGGTCAGGTGGACGTCCTCGGGGAACCCGTAGAACGTCAGCCACTGAGACTTTCCCCGGATGGCGCACTCCGCGCCGTGCGCCCGGCTGATCGCGCTGCCCAACTCCACCGCGAGATTGCGGTACGTCACGTTGGACAGGGCGGTCAGCGAGAACAACTTGCCGGTCATGGGTCGGTCTCGCCCGTTCTTCCCCTCCCCGTCCGCGTCGGCCTGCCGCTTCCGGATGAGCGCGAGGTTGATGGAGTTCTCGGCGGCCAGCCGCTCGGCCTTCTCGAGGAAGGTCTTCTTCTCCTCCAGGGTGCGGCCCTTGCCCTCCGCGTGAGTGATCAGCCGAGCCACCTTGTCGGTGATCCCGTCCACCTTGTCGCTGGTCGACAGACCGGCCTGCGCGTAGCAGTCGGCCAGCAGTTCGGCGTTCCAGCCCATCACCTCCAGGCACTCGATCATCGCAGCCCGAAAGTCCGGTCCGTGACCCGCGCCCGGCGTGAGGTGGTGCGCGAACTCGTGGATCGCGGTGCTGGTCATCAGCGCCCACGACCCGCCCTGGTCGTACGGCGGGATGTAGACCGCGGAGGTGGCCGCGTCGTAGTGGGCGTTGAGCGCACCCCTCCGGGGGTACACGGTCGGCGGATAGACCTCGTCGCCGGCGTCGCGGAACATGGCCGCAAGTCTGGCGTAGAAGGGCTGGACCTCGTGCCAGTCCCCGAACTTGATCCGGGCCTGCGGCTCCTCCTTCTCCCACAGATCCTCGGCGGCGTACGTCGCCTGTGCCTGATCAGTGGTCACGACACGTCCACCCAGCGCATCGCCGTGACGAGGAGATTGTCGTAGTCACCCGACATGCTCTCCTCCCTGTACTTCGCGATCTCCTCGGCCGACACACCGGCCCGCCGGAGTGCGGCTTCCACCGCGCCCATGATCGCGTAGGCGTTCCCGTCCTCGCCGGTCAACTGGACCGCGACGTCCGGGTATCGCACGCTGCCGCTACTCACTGTCGTTCTCCTCTTCGTCGTGCTCCTGGGTGATGAGATCGAAACACCACTCGCAGTACCCGGTGATCCGGATCTCTGCCAACCCGTCGCGGCTGTAGACGTGGCCCTCGATGAGCGCCTCGTCGTGCGGTGCGTAGAACAGGTAGTTCTTGCAGCGGGGGCAGGGCCGTCCCATCTTGGCCTCGTTCGCCCCCTCTTGCAGCAGCGTGAGCAGTTCGATCCTGCGCTCCCGCGTGGTGCTCTTGTCCTCGAACTCCCGCTCGAGGGCCTGCTTCTCCTCCAGGGTGAGGTGGTCGAACGCGCTCACTTCGGCTCCTGTCCCGGTAGGTATCTCGTCACGTAGTACCCGCACTTCGGGCACGGGTCGCCGATCAGCACGCCGTCGGCGTCGACGGTGCCGATGACGAAGGGATACCCGCACCAGTCGCAGGTCACTCGCTTCTTCACTTGTCCTCCGTCCATCCGGTGTAGATACGCTGGCCGAGGTGGCCCTCGTCGTCGTACGTGGCGTGGAAGGTCAGCGACCCCACCACCCCGTCGCTCTTGCGCTTGACCACGCAGAAGCCAGCGGCGAAGCCCATGACCTCGAACTCCTCCTGCATCTCCTTGGTGGTCCACTCGGTGGTCTCGTCCATCACAACGCTCCGATCTCGCGCATCGCGGACACGTACTCCGAGAGGTCAACGCCGGGGTGGTCCATCTGCCACTCGTCGGCCTCCGCCAACTCCACGTCGGACACCTTGCGCCCGACGTAGTACTCCAGGTCTTCCTTGAACATCAGAATGCCTCACTCTCTGGTAGGATGTTGAACCCGTCCTCGCCGCACCAGGACGGGTCCGGTCCGGGGATGAAGACGCCGTGCTCGTGCGCGGCGGTGATGCTGTCGAACGCCTCGCCGCAGTTGATGCAGACGAGGTACTGCTTCTCCTTCGGGGGGACCGAGTGGCCGCAGCCCAACTCGCACTCCCACGTGCCCGCCGCGTCGTTCGGCACCATCCCGGCCTCGTGCTGACAGGTGGTCATCCGATCACGCCCACGTCGTAGGCGCTGTCCCACCCGTTGTCCGCGAGCATCTCCTTCGCGGCGTCCACGGGCATCATGCCCGCGTCGTAGTTGTCCCGGTAGTTCCAGTCCTCGAGGTCGTCGAACGACACGAGCACCCGCCGCTGGACTGCGCGGTTGAGGGCGTGCAGCCAGAGGGCGAAGTACACGTCGTTGGTGTAGTAGCGCTCCTTCAGGGCAGCGCCGTGCTTCTCGATCATCTGCTCGATACGCGGACCGGGCAGGGTGTCGAACCACGGGTTCGTGGTGGTCATCGCTCCACCACCTCCAAGAACTCGGCGTTCGGCTGGTCGTCGAGGTGAGCCGCGGCTTCGGCGTGAGTGGTGAACTTGGCGATGGTGGGTGCGTGCGGCCGAGGCTGGATTGGTGCGTCGGCGCGGTAGCGGAGTGTGAACACGATGGTGCCTTTCTCTTCAGTAGCGAGGGACCTCCCCCCGCGTTGCCTTGTGGCTAGCCTAGCAGGCGGGGCATCGCCGGGCTAGCCGTAGGCTCCATCAGTTGTGGGCTAGACGAAACGACCGAGTGCGGCTTCCCCACGCGGAAGGGTCCATTCGTACTGGCGTCCGTCGGTCAACGTGCCGAGGTGCCACCCGGAGTGACCGACGGGGTGGCCGCACGTCACCCGATCCGGCGAGGTGTTGTCCTCGATCGCAATGAGGATGAGGCGCTTGCAGAGATCCATCTCAGGCTCGCGGGTCGATCACGTAGTTCGCGCCGACCTCGGGGGCCAGAACGTCGAGCAGAGCGCACCGGACGGCCAGCGCCGGGGCGACGCCGGTGTCCCACGCCTCCAGCCAGGACCACCCGGCCAAGAGCACCCACACCTGCTCGTTCGGCACGAGCGCCCTGCACTGATCCACCCAGGACTTCGGGGGGTAGACTTCTGCACCTTCGTACTGATCCATGGCTAAGACCTTCCTGTGATGGCGACCCCTGATGGGCTGCCTACGGCTAGCCTAGCAGCCGGGCGTGTCGCGCCCCAGGGCCGGACTCGTTTTGTTGGCGGGCCTCGCCCCCCGCGTGCGCGTACGCGGGTGAAGGCAGGGTGCGCCGCCAGCGACTCGGAGAGGCGGCGTGGGGCGTCGCGGGAGGCGGGGTGGGGCCTTACTGCCACCCGTGGGTGTGCGAGTCTGAGAGGGGCTGTACGCGGGTCAGGGGAGGCTGTTGACCCAGGCTTCCACGGCTTGAGGATCCTTCAGGACCTCTACGGAAAACCCGAGAGTCCGCAGCCGAGTGTGAATCACCGTCTGGTGAGGCTGGACGGTGCCCGTCGGCGACTTCAGTTCCACGAAGTAGATCCGCCCTCCGGGGAGGAGGACCATTCGATCAGGCAGGCCGGACACGGAGGGCAGGAGTTTGATGGCCCAGCCTCCGCGGTCTTTGACCCGGAGTCGCAGGGTCTTCTCTACATGATTCTCTCTCATCGCTTGCCGAACCTCCGCCCGCAGTCGTCGCAGATGTGGTCTCCCTCGTGCGGCGCGAGTTCGCAGAGATGGGTGTGGCCCGGGAGGTACTGAGACTCGTAGGTCCGCCAGCACAAGGTCGTCGGCTTGGCGGTGGGCTTGCTCGGTGGTCCGGGGCAGGGAGCGAAGGCGGCGGGCTCATCCTCGTAGCCCTCCACCAGACAGTTGACGCAGTACGCCAGCCGGTCACCCTCGTAGTCTTTCTCACCCCAGCGGTGTGAGTCGTGGAGTTCGGTCACTGCATCCTCCTGAGGATCTCGACCTGCACGCGGTCGCGCTGTGATCGCACTCGGAGAGCCAGCAACTCGCTCTGGGGGCCTCGTAGGCGATCGGCAGCGTGCAGTCGGTGGGTCAGGGCCGCGAAGGTCCGGAGCAAGCCCTCGTCGCTGATGCGAAGGAGAAGCAGGGTGGCCTCGTCGACTACCTCGTCACTCATCGTCGCCTCCCTGGTTCGTGGTGATCGCGACGATGAGGGCGCGGGCCTGCTCGTCGGTGAAGCCGTCGGCCACGAGGGCGGCGACCATCGCCCGGTAGATCTCCCGCATGGCCTCGACGCTTGCGGCCAACTCCTCGTAGTCTATGCCCATCGCTGACACCCGATGAGGATGAGGACCAGGACGGCGACGTACCATGCGATGAACCCGGCTCGCACCCACCGCTCGTCACTCATCGAGCCACCCCAGCAGGGCGATCACCGCTGCGCGCATGGTCTCCTTGTTCGCCTCGGGCACGTCGGCCCACGGCTTCCGGCTGGCGGGGTTCGTCTCCCACCCGGCCCCGAGCGCGGCCTTCTCGTAGGCGTCGTGCATCACCTTGCAGGCATCCTCGATCAGCCGCTCGTCGGGCCGGTGGTCGTTGAGGATCACCCTGTCGGTGATGCGGCAGAGCCGCAGGACCGTGCGCCCGTCCGTGTGGACCCAGACCACCGAGCCGTCGTCCTTGACCTCGATCTCCACCTGCCCCATCGGCGCGGTGATGTCGAGGAAGCGATCCGTGTATCCGTAGTCACTCATGACGGTACTCCCTTCGTCGTGGCGTACTTCATGCGCGGCTCCTCGGTGCGGGTGCCCCGAGTGACGTAGTGGACGCGGACCTTGCCCGCTCGGCCGTCAACACCAGACTGGGAGACCGCGTTGTGATCGCTGTTCTTCACGATCATCACGCCGAAGGAGCAGTGGATGCAGACCACCGCCCCGGCGTAGTCCTTGTCCGGGAACCAGTCGAGCATCTGCATCCCCCCGCTGCCCTCGCACTTCCGGAAGTCATTCGTCATCGTCGTCCCCCGCCTGCTCACTCACGCGGTGCTTCTCGGCGTACTCCAACGCCGCTGTGAGATCGGCACGCGAGACCGAGTAGCCGATCCTCGATCGGGCTTCCTCGAACCACAGATTGATGTGGTCGTCCCGCTCGGCGAACGTGAAGAACTCCACCGAGCGAAGCGGCTTGGCGGTGGTCGCGTGCAGCCGCTTCGCCTTGAAGAAGTGGATGATCACTTGTCCTCCTCCTCCTCTTCGTCCTCCTCGTCGTACCACACGTCGCACTCTCCGTTCTCGTGGTCGCAGAGGCGGTGCTCTTGGCCCGGGATGCTGGTGTCGTAGTATCCCGGCTCGTCGTACGGCTGTCGCTCGCACGGGTCCTGCGGGGTGTGTCCGCAGCTCGGGTAGTCCTCGCAGTACATCACAGTTCTCCTGTCGCGTGGAAGGCGCACACCCCGAGGGTGAGGGTCCTGCCTCCCGGGGTCACCCACTCGATCGTGGTGGTGGCCTCGTTCGTGCAGGGGGTGAAGTCGTACGGACCCCCCGCGTCGGTGTCGTCCACGGTGGTGTGGATTTCGCAGGTCTGGTTCATGGGTCAGCCCACCGTCCCGCGCCACACGAGCCAGCACGCCCGGCAGAGACGGAAGTCCCGAATGCCGTGGAAGACGGGACGCTGCTTCTTGCACTGAACACACTTCGCAATCATGTTCTTGCCTTTCTCTCTGGTAGCGAGGGACCTCCCCCCGCGTTGCCTACGGCTAGCCTAGCAGGCGGCCAGTCCGCAGAGTAGGGGTGGGATCTACAGAAACCACGCCCAGAACAGGAAGAAGGCGACACCTCCGATCAGGATCGCTGGGATGACAAGGTTCCAGAAGTCGGGCGACTTCCACCAGCCGTACCTCACTTGTCCTCCTCCTCGACGTTGACGTACTCCCAGGACGTGGGGATCCACACGCGGACCAGCGCCCGCCCCCGACCCTGTCGCTCGTTCCGCAGGGCGGTGCTCCGGTCCCGGACAATCCAAGGGCGGGCGTCCGGGTCGGAGACCTCGTCCGCCGTCTCCGTCGCGTACTGCACCATCTCGTCCATGTACGGGTAGATCCGGTGGTGGAGGCTGCGCGGCGGCTGCGCTCCCTTCGGCTCCTCAGTCATCGTAGCCTCCACAGGTCACGGTCGGGCGGGCGCAGTACAGAGCCTGGAGCCGGTGGGCGCGTCGGTGGGTGATCTCCTTGGGGATGTAGTCCCCGTGGTATCGGGTGAGGATCAGGGACAGTCCCTGCCCGTTCCCCTGATGCTTCGCGTCCCAGACGCATCGGTACGTGTAGCACTCGCTGTCCGTCGGCGCGTACGGCAGGCCCCGAGGGAACAGGGGGTCGGGTGTGCTCGCGTGGGCGTCGGTGGTCACGGCCCCGACGGCGGCGACCGCGACGATTACGGCCCCTGCGATTGCAATCTTCATTCCGTCCCCTCCTCGTGCGCGAGGGCGAAGTCCAGCGCCGTGTCCCAGTCCGGGAAGGTGCCGAGTTCGCACCCGTCAATCTCTCCCGGGAGGATCATGGGGTTCTCCACCACCGAGACCTGGGTCGGGTCGCCGATCACGGCGGCGATGGCAAGGATCGGCTTGCCGTCGTAGTCCGTGAGAACCCAGACGGTGGACCCGGCGATCTCCGGGTCGGGCTGACCGTGCCAGTTCGGCAGGTCCACTGACCATTCGTTGTCGTTCATGTCGTTCTCCTTCTTGTCGTGGCGACCCTTCCTGGGCTGCCTATGGCTAGCCTAGCACGCGGGGTGTCCATCCCTAGTAGCCCATGCTCTCGGCGCGGTGATCCCGCTGCCACGTCCGCTCGGTGGGGCACTCGTCCTCGCACCAGCGGACGTCTGCGGCGCGGTATCCCTCGTCCGTGTCCTCGTGCCAGTGGATCCCGTCCGGCGAGACCTCGAGAGTGCCGGTCCCGTAGATGGAGATCGTGTTGCCGATCACCCGCCGCTTGAAGTGGTGCTCGCCGAACTGGTCGTCCTTCTCCTGGGTGGTCATCTCGTAGACGTGACCGCGGGAGTAGTCCCCGTCGCAGTCGCGGCTGCTTCCGGTCATGTGAGCGTGCAGCATCTTGTTCTCCTTCGGTTGTGGCGAGGGCTGTTCCCTCGCCTCGTGCCCGCTCCGGGCTTGAACCGGAGAGCCTGCCTGTCGGGCGGTCGTGCTTAGTACTCGTTGGGGAACAGGGGACGGCCCAGGCTGCTCTCCTCGGCCTCGCGGTTCAGGGCATCGGCCAGCCACGACCCGTCGTCCCCGCCGCTCATGTCGTGCAGAATGCGGGCGCACTCGGCGTCGTCGTGCTCGTGGGGGCCGAACTCCCGGTCGCAGGGCCGGTCGTTGAAGCGAGCGTTGTGGACGGGGAGCGGGTCTCCGGCGCAGTACCCTCCGCCGGTCCACTCGTAGGTGCCGTCCCCGCCGAACGGGTTGGCGCTGACGTGAGGTCCGCGGTGCCCTGTCTCCAGTTCGCACTCCGCGCCGTACGGGTCGCTGCCCCCGAGGGTCACGCTCGCCCCGCAGAGCCGGTGCATCTCCGCGACCCACTCGTCGTACGTGGTCATGAGAAGAACCCTCCGTTCCACAGGGCGACCTGGTACGAGATGTTCTCGCCGTTGTTCACGGCCTCGTAGCAGAGCCGCTTGGCGATTGCGCGGGCCTCGGTCCAGAACATGGGCTCGGCGTCGGTGATCGCGGTGGTGACGGCGACCTCCAAAGCGTCAGAAATCGCGCCGTAGGTCTTGTCCTGCTGGGCGTGTCCGCCGTCCAGGGCGTTCGCGTCGCGGCGCAGCCCGTCCAGGGCCTCGATCATGGCCCACTCGCCGGTGGAGAACTTGATCTGCATGCTGTCGTACCTTTCGTGGTGGCGAGGGCTGATCCCTTGCCGGAGTGCCCCGCCCGACCATGACGTCGGCGTCGCCTACGCGACCACGGAGCGGGTGGGCTCGCCCTCACCCCCCAGCGAGGGCGAGCCCGGTGCTTCTAGAGCACGTCCGCCTCGGCCTTGCCGGAGCCGAGGTAGGCGCTCCACAGGCTGTCCAGGGCCTCCGCGGGCGCGCCCGCCTCCGCCAGCGCGAGCAGGTTGGCGCTGATCTGCGGGCCAGCCGGGGCGTCCACGGTCCAGCACTCGGCGGGGAGGCCCGCCTCGTTGGCGGTGGAGAACGCCGGGCTCTTGCTCGCGGCGTTGACGCCACCGGGCTTCACCCAGCCCAGGTGGATCAGGGCCTTGACGTGGGCGGCGTTCTTGGGGTCGCCCTTGGCGAAGGTGCCCAGCGCCCGGATGGACGGCTTGTAGTCGCCGCCCTGGCGGAGCTGACCCGTGCCCGTCTGGGGCAGGGTGTCGGGGTTGAAGCGGGCGGCCTTGCTCTTGGTGCTGGTCTTGCGAGCCGTGGCGGTTGCCATGACGGACCTACTTTCTGGTGAGAGGCGACCCCTTGTGGGCTGCCTACGGCTAGCCTAGCAGCCAGGGCGGTCAAAAGAAAGGGCTTGAGTCGTTTTGTTTTCTGCGAGTTGGGGGTGGTCCGGCTCTTCGGGCCGGTCGGTGCTCTTCTAGGGGAGTCGGTCGGGCGCCGCGTGCTAGGCGAATCTGACGTACCACCCATGAGTCGGTTTGGGGGGTACGGACGGTACGGGTGGTACAAACCCGGGGGTGTGTGGGTGGGGATAACAGCG